CGCCGCCGGCCTCGGGGTTCGTGATGGCGGGGCCGGTGAGCACCGCGTTGTTTGCGGCCGTTGTCGCCGCAGTGGCCGCGGCGTTCGATGCGCTCTTCCTCGCCGTCACGTAGACGACTGTACCCGTCGCCGCAGCCGCGAGGGCAGCGATGAGCCACACGGCTAGCTCAATGGGGTTCTCCCGAGCGCGCGCCATCGGAAAAGATCAGAATCCGAATTGAGAAGCTGCGGTGTTCACCGCGTTGCCGGCGCTGCTCGTCGCGTTATTCACCGCGTCGGTGGCTTGGCCCGTAGCATTATTGATCGCGCTGTTCGCGGCGTTATCGACGTCGGAGTTCCCGGTGTTCACGGGGCCCGTGCTACCACCGTTGGAGGGGGCGTTCGCGCTGGTGGAGGCCCCCCCAAGTTCGTCGAACTCCGCGTTACCCTGATCGGCGATGTTCGACTCGATCGCGTTGAGGCGTGCTTGCGCCGCCGCCTGCACCGCGGCCGACGAGGGGGTCGTCGTCGCCGGGGGTCGCGTCGCGAGGTAGACCACGGTGCCGGCCCCGAGAACACCCAACCCAGCGAGAATCCAGAGGAGCTCGGGGCCGTTCTCTTGAACTTCAGTCTTACGGGTGCGCTTGCGTCGACGGGCCATGGGGGTTTCCGATCAGGAAGTGAGGCGGGCGGTGTAGACCATCGGGATGGCCGCGCGGTGGGTGCTTGGGGGGAGTGCGCCGGTGCCGGTAGTGCTTGTGGTGGCTGTCGGTCTGGTAAAGAAGTAGATGCCGGCACCAAGCAAGGCGACGCCTGCGCCGAGCGCGAGCCACACATCCACTCCGGGGTTCGCCCGCGCGCGACGCCGAGCCATCAAGCTGTCACGTTCACGGTGAAGGTTGCGGTTTCGGTGTTGCCGGTGGCGGTGCTCGTCGTGCTGGTTGTATCGGTCGTGTCGGTGTAGTTGACCGTGCACGTCGTGCTACCGACCGCGATCGGTGAGTAGGCAAGGTAAGCCCCGTTGGGGTTGGGGCCGACGATGTTCGTGGGGCTGAAGGTCACGGTGGGGAGGGTGCCGCCCGCTGGGGGCGTGAGGCTCATCTGGTCACCCTTCGAAAGCGACATCGTGATGGTCGGGAGGGAACCCGAAGAGAGCTGAACGTTGTAGGTCGAGCCGGCACCGGAGGGGAGCGATGCAGCGGGGGCGTTCGCCTTGTAAACGAGGTAGCCCAGCACACCGACGGCGCCGATTGCACCCGAGATGAGGAGCCATTGGGCCCCCGTAGGGTTCGCGCGAGCTCTGCGGCGGCGTTTCATCGAATGAACCATCCCTTGATCGCGAGCAAGCCCGACTTGAGGACGGTGCTGACGGCTTGACCCTTAGCAAAAGCATACACCGCGGTCCCGGTGAGCGCCGCCCCACCGACGACGGCGGTACCGGCCGCGACGTTGGCGACGGCGGTACCGGCCGCGACGTTGGCGACGGCGGTACCCGCGGAAGTAGTAGGGGCCGAGGCCGCGGGGGGCGTCAGGGGTGGGTCGGCGACGGTGATCGCGATATTCCCCCCTTGCTCATTCGAGACCTGGGTCAAGAGGTACTGAATGGGATCGCCCTGCCACGCCATCCACTGCCAATAGAGCGGGGGCCGAAAACTTGTCGGAAACGACGTGTTGCTCAACGCCTTGATCTGGCCGTCGACCGCGGTAGGCCCCAGGCCGGCGATGTTGATCTGACGCTTCGGCGCGTTGGGGTACTGCGCGTTCCACGCCCCTACGAGGCCCTTCAAGAGCGTGGTCGCCGTGTTGTCCGGCGGCACCTTCTTACAATTCATCCAAAGCTCTTCGGCGTGGATGATGATCCCGCCGGCCCAGTTTTCGAAGGCCCCTCGCGTGTACGGGGTCCAGTAAGGCCAGTTCGCAGGGGCGCCGTACGTCGGGTTACCGGCGAGGCTCTTCAACGTTTGGATGTTCGCCGCTTGTTGGGGCGCGTAGGGGCCCCACGGTGCGCCAAGCTCCGGGCCCGACAACCCCATGTACGTTTGCCAGTTCGGATCTCCGGGAGATGTTCCGTACACCGCGGTGTCGCCGCCGGAGCATGGCGTGGGGCTACCGCTCGTGATCCCGAGGATGTTCTGTACAAGGGCCCCAATCGCGTACCCGGCCCCCCATACGACCGCGCAGAGTGGCGCCACGATGGTCGCCGCAGCCGTCGCGGTCGCACCGAGGGCCACGGCACCGGCGGTTGCCGCAACGGTGAAGGCCCCTTGGAGCTGGGCATCTGTCGGTACACCACCGCCGGCAGCCGTAATCATCCCCTCGGCCGCCTCCGCCGCCCCGGGGTAGCTCTCGATGGCTTGGATCTCGCCCGCGTACCCCTGGAAAGCTGCCTTGGCTTGGCCGGTGGCGGAGCCGATCGCGCTTTGAAGCTGCTGCTGTAGAGCTGCCGCGGGCTGGGCCGAATTCACCAGCGAGTTGAACTGAGCCGTAGCCTGCCCCGGTAGATCTTGCGTCGGATCATCCGGGTTGAAGACTCCGGCATTCGCCTCGGCCCCAGCGCTATTCAAGAAATCCGGGCAATTGCCGTTCGCGTCGAGCGGTACGGGACAAGAGTCAGCCCCCAAGGCGGCCCCCAAGCCTCGACGGGCCGCGCTACCGTACGACGGCCAATGGGGCGTCACCACCACCGAAGCCTATCACATGGGCCGGCTGCGTTCGACCCACCACTCCAGGCAGGCGAGGGCCATCATCGTAACCGGCGCCGACGCGAACGAAAGGGCGATTTCGGCGAGATCGCACCAAGTCACGGCGCTTGCCAACCGTCGGGAATTGCTTGCGGCGTATCATCTGAGGCCCCGACCGTAGCGTCGACGGCGCCGGCGGGGATCGAATGCACCACGTGGGGGCTCGGCTGCGGCGGTGCGCCGACTCCGGGTTTCGCCCCGAAGTTTTTGATCGCATCCTGAAGTGCCATCCCGAGGCCATTGGCAACGTCGATGAGCTTTTCGGCCACCGCGGGATTCGCAAAGGCGAGGCCCATGGGATCCAACTTCCCCGTCTCCTTGTTCATCGCGATCTTGACGGGGCTTCCGTTACTCCAGTTGGCCCCGACGTCGCCGACCTTCCACGGCACCATGTCTTCGGGCTTCTCCGGCGGAACGATCTGCGCCGGCGGCGGCATTTCCTCGCCGTCATCGTCGTCGGTCTGGGGGATCCCCCCGATGCCGATGGAGCGAGTCACGCTCTTTTCAACACTCCCGAGGGCGGTGTCGAAGATGCGCTTGGTCATGCCGGCGACTGCGGTACGCATCATCCCTTCGAGGCTTGAATCGGGAGGCGGCGCCGCAACCGTCGGGACGGGCGGAGGAGGTGCCGGGGGGGCGCCGACTGTTTTTGCAACCGCGCCCATCATCGTCGCGACGCGTGCGGCAATGCGATCGACATCGAGATCGGTAAGGCCGCCGGTGCCCGTGGGGGCCGCGGGGGGCGGTGCTGATCCGGGGAGATTCGGCTGACGCCCCTCGCGTGCCGCGTTGAGGGCCTCGCCCAATGCGCCACGGAGATACGCGAGCTCATTCATCACCCCGGGATCCATTCCGGGGGCCGCGAATCCTTGCGGCGCAGTGGGTTGCGGAGGCGGCCCGAATTGCGCCGATGGATAGGTTTGGGGGTAGCCGGTCCCTTGTGAAGGCCAAGGGTACCCCTGCGGTAACCCCGGGCCCTGCGGATACATCGGTGGTGGTTGCCACATCTGTTGCGGCGGCGCGCCCGGGGCCCCCAAACCGGCTTGCTCGCCGGCCTGCAACATCGCCTGGCAATCTTGAGCCGAAGGCAACGCCAAGCGGCCCGTCGCGAGCTGCGCGCCGGTGGCCTTGCGCATGAACATCAGATCGTAGCTGGCCGGTGTCTGGGTGAGGGGCATGTGCATGTAGCGCATGACGAATTGCACAAGCGCAGAGCCGGGGGGCTCGGTGTTGTTCCCGCTCACCATCTCGCCGCCGAACGCGCGACCGATCGGGAGGGGCTCACCGGAGGGCGCGGGGGGCGCGACGCGGCGCACTTGGATCGCGATGTCACGCGGGGTCAATCCCGCAGAAGGAAGCCACGCGACGAGCTCATTCCATACCGCATCGGCCTCACTTGCCTGGCGGCGGAATGGCGCGGGGGCCCCGGGGGCGACGCCGACAGCCGCCGGCAAGGCACCCGCGTTTCCAACCCCGCGCTTCGGCCGCATCGACTTCCGCGGTGCGGGCTTGGGGGTTTCCTCGGGCTCCTCTTCCGACGTGTCTTCGAGATCCAAATCGTCGCTCATCGGTAATCCTTCGGGGTCGATGGGCCCACGGGCGGCTTCTTGGGGAGCAGATCCTTGTTCGACATCCAATCGGGGCGTGGGTGTTTCGCAGGCGCGTCGTCGACGTTCGGGCCCGCGATGGCGCGGCGGCGGGTTTTGAACGGGTGATTGTCGGCCGGCTTCACGCGATCATCACCGGGCTTGCGAACACCGGCCCCATGGTCGCGACCTCGAGTGCCGACGTCATGAGTTGCTGAAGGGGGTAGGCCTGATCGCCCGTGGAAGGGAAGAGGGCCTGAAAGGCTGGGGTGAGCACTACCGTCGGTGCCGAAATGTACCCGGTGCCACCACGATAGAGTTCGATGTTCCCAACACCCATGCCGGCCGTGATGACCGCGCCCGAGCCGGTCCCCATCGGATCGACCGCGAACACCTGCGGGATCCCGGTGTAGCCATCGCCTGCGGTCGTGATAGCCACGGCGGTGATGACGCCACCCACAATCGTGGGGGTAAGTACCGCTGGGGTTGCGCCTTGCTCTTGTGCACCCACGACGCTCAACGTGGTGCCGGCGGAATAGCCCGAGCCCCCCGCCGCGATGTTGGTGCTTACCACCTTCAAATAAGCCTGGGCGGCTGCGGGGCTGTTGGCCGACACCGCCAGCTGATTGACATCGGTGGAAAGCGTTGGGAAACCTGCGACCACCACGTTGGCGGGGCGGCCTCCAGTGAAGGAGACGATGGGGGGCAGGACATACCCCGAACCCGGGCTCGTGACCGTAATAGCTCCGACTGCGCTCCCGGAATTCTGGGTCGCGAGGGCCGCGGTGGCCGTTGCGGTACTGGCGGGATTCAACGCGAGCACAATCGTCCGGACGACCGGGTTGGCCACCGGCGTGTTGTCGGAGATGACCCGCAGGCCCAACGCTGATAGAACCGAGGGGGGCACCGGCACCGCGCTTATGAGGGCCGTGAGCTCGGCGTCAGTCGCACCGCCGAGGAAGGCAGTGTACGTGAGGGTGGCCGTCGACGTCATTTATCGGGGTTCCGTTGTGGAGGGGGGCACGGGGGCAAGAGGCACCGGTGTTGGTGGGGCAGAAACCGTGGGGGCTGCGCCGACGGGATCCGTTTCCGGCTCCTCGTCATCGTCATCGTCGATCTCGCGGTGTTGGAGATCGCCCAACTGCTCGACGAGCTCACGCACCGGCGTGAGGGGGCTCGCGGCTTCAAGGAACTCGAGTACCCGCGACAGCTCCACGTCGGCGCTGGCGGAGGCTTCACCAAGCTCGTCGAACTCCGCGACGATAGCATCGGCGATGGCATCCATGCTCGGGAAAGCCTCAGAGACGTAGGTGGGCGCCACCCGGGTTAGGGTCCAACGCGAAGGGGGGCGGATGCGCCACTTGTCGTCGGGCGTGTTGGGGGGTTTGGCGCCCGGAAGCTGATAGATGCGGATCGTATCGTCGCCCTGGAAGATCGCGAAGATGGTCGAGTAAACGTCGAGGGGGTTCGGCTTGAACACCTCGAAGTACATGAAGCCTTGGTTGGGCCCGAACCATCCAACGGTGCCGCACTTCGGCAGCTCGTCGATGTCGGATGCGGCGCTGTCCTGGATATACTGCCCGAACTCTTTGACGTCCGTGATCGGCATCTGGTGGTGGTTCCCCGGGATGAGAAGGTGAGGGAGGTTTCTTAGCAGGCCTAGGATATGGCCGCTACCGAAAAACGCAAGCCATCAGCACTTGTAGAGCTTCGACTCGCAGATCGAATAGGCCTGCCCGATGCCGATGACCACGTGATCGATGAAGCACACGTCTTTGCCGTAGGGCTTCGTGGCCTCCGCGATGAGGCGCGTAAGATCGCGATCGGCTTTACTCGGCATCGCCTTTCCGCTCGGGTGCTGATGAACGACTAGGTAGCCCTCAGCGCCGCTCGCGATGACCGGGCGGAGCACGTCGGCAACACCGACCGTCACGCGAGAGCGCTGCCCGCGCGCTACCTCACACACACCGCGGAGGTTCCCGCGAAGGTCGAGTAGCACGACACAAAATACCTCTTGGTCCTCCTTATTGAGGGCGTCACCCAAGAGGTCGTAGACCTTGCACGTATCTTTGATCGGCCCGATCTTGTCGGCCGTCTTCACCGCAGCGGAGTAGCGATCCACATCGCGGGTCACCTTCACCCACGGCACCGCGTTCGACACCACCGGTTCCGCCACCGCCTCGATGGTTTCCATCGCGGAGGGGTCACCGGCACATTCTCCGGCGTCGGCGGCACTGCTCAACTCCGCCGGCACCGAGTAAGCGCCCTGCCACCGGTGTTTCTTCAGCACCTTCCGGATCGTCGCGTCGTTCGCGTTGGTGGTCACGATCGCGCCGTGGGTGGTGCCGCCCATGAAGGCCCCAATGTTTGAAGCTTGCTTTTCGATCAGCTTCATGAACTTCTCGGCGTCTTCGGTCTTGGCGAAGGAGACGTCGATCCACTTGAAGCCCACCCGATCTTCGGCCTTCTCATTCGAACCCGGAGCCGCGGCGCCACCCACGACCCGCACTTGACTGAGGATCGACCCTTGGGGGCCCGGAAGGCACAACTCGCGATCCGCCTTCGAGAGACGCCCGAGCCCCCCCTCCGGTCGAAGTTCGAGCTCGCCCTCTTCGGTGTAGACCTCGAGAAGCTTCCAGGCGCGCGTTTTCGAAAGCGAGTACGGCGGGGCCATCATCGCCCGCACGACATCAGGCACGAACGCGAGACCGATCGAATCTTGCTTCGATCGCACCAGGTCCGTAAGCCAGTCACTCTCGTTGGCACCCGCGCGATAGAGTTCGTTGCGGGGCCCATACACGGCGATGAAACCACCCTGCGCGAGCTTCCGCGCAAACTCTTTGGCCCGCTCGTCGTCGTAGAACTCGCCCCAGATGATGTTGCGGTCCGTGATCTCGTCGGGCTTACGGCCCGCGACATCCTTCATCTTGGCGAGGGAGTAACCGCGGTGGCGATGCACACGCACTTCCCACTCTTGGCCACGGTCCGTAGGCGCGGCTGCAGATGGTTCCGAGGCCATGAGCCCGACGTTTTCACGAAGCATCACCGTCTGGTCATGCCGATGCCGCACCGTCTCATAAATCAGGGCCCCGCAAACCTCCGGGGCGATCCGCACGCTTTGGCAGTGCTTCCAATAATCCTTCGTCTTGATGAGGTCCCCGTCGGGGTCAGGGGAGCCAAACCGAAGCAGGGTTGCACGCACCACCCCCTCATACTCACGGTTCGCACGGTTGGAGTCGGGGGCGATCACCACGGTCGGGGTTTCGCGGTCGCCGCGGTCGTTCGATTCGGCCATGGCCTCAGTATACCCTCAGTTCTTTCGCCCGGCGTTCTCAGCAGCTACCGCATTGGCGGCTTGGAGAACTTCATCCACCACCCCATGAAGGCCCTCGTCCGGGAGGCCCGTCTTACGCCAGCACGTCACGGCCAGGTTGATGAGGGCGTAGGCCGCAACCCCGACGTTGTACCCGACGAGGCAGGCGCTAATCCGATCGATCAACGGCCGAACCGCCTCGAGCACTTCCATGCGGGCCTCCTTACGTGCGGCGCTCATGAGCCCTCGCTCGTGCGCCGGTGTTGCCCGTATTCAATGTCGACCGCCACCTGGTCAAGGATGGCGGCCCGCGCTTCGGCGTCAATCGCCAACGAGAAGACGCGAGCGCCACGGAACTTATTGGCCTCGCGGGCCCAATGCGCCGACGAGCCGCGGATGAAGCGAAGGACCGCTTCTTTTTCGGCGTGGGCCCCGGCGATGATACCGTTCGCTTCACTCGGATCTTTCCGGATCGCGGCCGCGGCGGCCTTGAGGAGAGGATGCTTCACCGTTGCACCATCTTGAAGCCGGCGATCTCGGCGAACTGCTCGACGGTCTCTTGGAAATCCTCTAGCGACCGATCGTTGCGGATGATGCCGTCGACGTGGAGGTCGACGATACCGGTTTCACTCGTGTGGGCTCCGGCGCTGCCGGTAAGGCCGGCGCCCGGGCGATCGATACGCCACACGCGGCCGCCGACGGAGCGGATCGCAGCGACCTCGTTTTCAAACCTGACGTCGTCAATCACGACCCCCGGGGGTGGCGTACCGTCCGCTTGAGTAAGCCCAGCGTCCGGGTGGTACGTAGCGTAGCCGTTGAGCACCACACTGGCGTTTTGGATCGTGCGACGAACCCAAAGATCGGGGTGCATCGCACGACCCCATTCGGTACCGAGCTGTTGAAGAGCCTTACGCGCAGTGAGGCCATCCCAAAGGGGATCCGGTGCGTTTCGTTTTTCGGAAGGCCCCCACAAACGATCGCCGCCCCACCCGAATACGTCAGCGCAGATCCGCTTGATCTGATCAGCGAGACTGATCTTGACGAACCCAAAGCGCTCGACGAGCACTCGCGCCGCCTCACCCTTGCCGCTCCACGCCAAACCCGAGAGGCCGATGATGTTCATCCTCCCCATCCTTGCTTCCGGAGCTCCCCGACGATGTCGGGCGGGCTATAGTTCGGGCCCTTCATGATCTTCCCATCCTCGCGCCGAACCGGTTTGCCGTCGGCCCCGAGCTTGCTCATGTTACTGCGGTGCACCTCGGCGGCGATCGGGTCACCGTCGATGCCGAACTCGAGGCGGGTGCCTTCCACGACGTAGTCAAGATCTGCGAGGGCATCGACAAACTCGGGTAGGTCGACACGAACATGCGCAGCCTTGAGGAAGTCGGTCACGATGCGCAGTTCGTCTCCGACCTCGAACAAGTCACTGACCGAAGCCGCCAATAGCTCTACGAACTCTTCAGCGATGAGTGCCAACCGCAAGCGCACCCGATCGTCGCTCGGCACTTGCGGCCGTTTGAGGATCGGTTGGTCGTTCGCGACATGGAACGCGACCACTTGCGCATGAACACTTTCGGGGTCTCGGCTCATCGCTTCCTCCAATCGTCAAGCTTCTGGATCCCAAGGGTCAACAGCGCCGAGGCGAGATCCGCGAAGGCATCCTTCAACGGCGGCCGACTCGGTTGCGCCGGCGGCATCGCCCCAAACCCCGATGGGGGCGGCGGCGGGTTTGCGGGCCGATCCGAAATGAACGCCGCGCCCGAGGTATGAACCGTCCGCGGGCCCGCCCACGGATCCGGCGGCGCCACGAACGTCGGGCCCGGCACTTTCGTCGGGTCGATCGCGATGATAGCGCGGTGGTCGCACGGCTGCGGCACCAAGTTGAGGCACCGCCCGCAAACCGGTCGGTGGGTTGACCCCTGGTCCAAAAACCACGAGGCCGCCGCACCGCATTGCTTGCCGCCGTCGGGCCAATCACAAACCCAAATCGAACTCATTGCAAATCCTCCGCGCTCGCGTTCAACTTCGCGAGCGCCGGCCGTGTGTACGCTCGGATGACCACAAACCGAACCACCCCGTAGACCAGAAAGGCGCCGCCGCCGAACACGAGAGGGCCGACGTAACCGCCCCAGATGATCTGCGCCGTGACCGCGAGCGCGATCGTCATGGCATCGCCCCAAAGCACCCACCGGTTCGTCATGTCCTCGGCGTTTCGATGAACCCTCGAGAGGGCCACGGCGCGAGCGAGGCTCTGATGCATCTTGTCGATGTTGGCCCACGCTTCTTGGGCTTCGGTCATAGCTTTTTCCTTTCCTGATTCGAATCCTCGCGCCAGTGCGGTCGCATCGCTTGCGGTTTGCTTCGCCTTCCGAGCTGCATCTTCCGCCGAATCCCGCGCCATCCGCATGGTCTCGACCTGGCCCAGCAAGTATTCACGGGCCGGGATCAACTCCAGCAAGCTGAATTCGACCACCGCGAGCTTGCGCGGGCCCTTCGCCGCCAGGCGGTAGGCCGTCGCGCACTCGTCGCATATGAGCCGCGTCGCACTAGCCGAGCGGTAGACGTGGGTCGCATGGCCGGCGCATTGAACGCCTTCGACCTTCGTTTCGCAGGGAAACGGATCGTTCACGAGGGGTCCTCCACACCGCCGTAAATCGCCGGATCGACCACTTCGACGTCGATCGAGTGACACGTTGGGCACTTGTCAAAGAAGCCCGGAACGCACCCGGGTTGCGCGTGGTATGACGCCGTACGGCTTCCACCCGCACTGCAGTGGCAGCACCGGAAGTTGAGCCTTGAGTGAAAAGGCGCCGGTGCGGCGTCGAGACAGCCCATGTTTCCGAACGGGTTCATTTTGATCCTTTCGCCCACGACCACACTTCGTAGCCGGGCTTTGGGCCAAACACGGCCAGGATACAATCCTTTGGGTAAGGTGCCTTACCGTCGAACGAGATCCGGCCGTTGAGGAGAAGCACCAACGCCTTGCCGTCGACGTGCTGCGCGAACCAGTTGGACCCGACGGCGGCCGGCACCAGAAAGTAAATCTGCCGAACACGGCCGGAGTCGTACTTGAAGCCCGCTGACGCTGCGCACTTCTCAGCCCACGGCGCGATGTGCGCATAAGGCGGATTCAACCACGCATCGCCCCGAATTTTTCGCCAATCTTGCTTGAGGCTATCTTCCTCCTCGCAGAAGAAATGCTTCGCCTTGGTGTTCTCCCGACTCGCCGCGAGGTCGTACGCGAATTCGTGAATCCCGAATCGGCGCTTGACCGCGTCGATGAAGATTTTCGGCGTAGCGTAGTCTTGCTTCGAGAGGCCGGGCTTTTGCGCCGGCATCTTGCGGCGGCCCATCGCGGCAGCGAGTGGTATCTCCGGGACCAACGATGGCTCTTGGAATCGCTCAGACATTCTCATAGAATTACCGTTAGCCTCTCCACACCGCGAGTCGCGGCCGTATACATCCATTTTCGCCAATCGTCGCTCTCCGGCTTCACCGGCCGATCGACGTACACGATCGCATGTTGGAACCCACTCCCCTGCGCCTTATGCACCGTCATCGCGTACCCGAAGTCGAAGAACATCCCAGCCCCATTGATTGACTGGGTCACAATTCCGCGGTCGCGCATCTCCTCGACCGACTTGAAGACGGTTTCGCGGCAGAACTGCGGTGCGCACATCCCGTAGGCGCTCGGCGGCAACCCCTCGTCGGGAAACTCGAGCACGCCGTGGAGGATCCATCCCGCCTCGACGGAATCTTCGGTGAGCAAACCGCGCATCCCGTTGAACACCGGGCTTTTGTTTTTGAGGCAGATCAGCGGCTCACCCTTACGCGGCGGGCCCTTGATACCCAACGCCTTGCGGGCGGTCATGTTGAGCTGCACCCTCGACCGGTTGGTCCAACAGAGCACCCCAACGTCGAGGGGCGGAACGCCGGTGAGGGCATCAGCGATCACCATAGGCGCCGCATTCTTGGAATAGTATGCGATTGAACCCCGCGTTACGCGATCCAGACGCCCCGTGGTGCGCACCTGATGCGCCAACGCGATGATTGGATTATCCGAGGCCTGGCGATGGATCTTCTCCAACCGCAGGTCCGGGTTCTTCATCAACTCGCCCGAATCCATCACCGGCGGAAGCTGCCCGTGGTCGCCGACCGCGAGGATCGGAACCCCGTAGGCCTGAAGGTCACGGAGCATCTCGCCGCCCACCATCGAGGCTTCGTCGATGATGATCAGATCATACTTACGATCCAGGGCTGTCCGTTTAGTCCAGCCGAGCACCTCCTCTTCGGGTGAGAGGATGGGGCGGTAGCAAAGCCGGTGGATAGTCCCCACGAACGCGGGGCCGCTCGAGTAGGGCAGGTGGGGATCAACCCCGGGGCCGCCACCGCGGGAGTTTTCGGCGGGCCGCATGCAATCGGTGGTGGCCGCACCAGCCGCACGAAGCTTGCGGCGCAGAATCGAGGAGGCTCGGCCGGTCAAGGTCACATACGCACAAAGCAGATGGGTTGTTGCCGCGAAGACACCAAGCAAGCTCGTCTTACCGCATCCGGCATAGCCCCCGACCGTAAGGAGCGCAGGCGCGCCGGCCGACTCGTACCCCTCGGTCCAATCCAACATCCCGTTGTAAACGGTGAGCTGGTCCGGCGAGAGATCATCGACCGTGAGCTTCTTGTCAACCACGATCGACCCCGAACGGCGGTTCCATGTCCGGCTCGTTGCCACCCTCGCCATCGTACGCAGGTTTCTCATACGGTGTGCGGTGGATCGACCGGCCCGTTCGATTTGCCCGACCCTCGACGGGGAAGAGCCCAAGGAACAGATCGTCGTTCCACGAGAGAGTCACGCCGATGTTGAGCGAGATCGAGATCGATCCGTCGTCGTTGATCCAGCCTGCGCCGACCTTGTTGCCCGGCCGGCCATCGCGCGGTTTCGCCGAGAGGTTGAAGTCGGGCTTTCTGCCGTTAGCCATGCGCCGCTCCTTCGGTGAGATCCTCGTCGCTTACCTCCCACTCGTCCCGAACGACTCCGCCGCCCCACGGCTTGGGCCCGGCGATGCGGTAGCCGTTCAAGTAGATGGCCGTCCCCTCGACGCCGGCCACGAGGCTAAGGGTGTGCTTCTTGCCCACCCGCGCAGCCTCGCGCCCGGGCTTCTTCGGTGCCTTCTTCGCCGCCATTGTCGCCTCCTATATTGACCAGCCCGGTCGATTCGTCAAGCAACATCTAACCAAAATATGACCAGCGGTCGCCGACCTTTCGGTCGATCGGTTGCATGAACGTACGGCCGTCCGGCAACTTGACGGGTTCGGCCCAAACCTCCTCGAGTAAATCCTCCACCTCCTTGACGCGCGCGGAAGGCACCTCGTAGATCGCGGCGTCGTACGCGTAAATCAACTGGTGGCAATTCGGGGGCAGCCGCGACTCGATGAGCAACAGCCGTTCGTTCATCGTATCGGCAACGCTACTTTGGATCGGGCCGGCCGCAATCTCGGTCGGCTTCGGCCAATATCCGTACCAACGTTTTCGTCCCAGAATGGGGGTTCGGAGAAAGCCCTGCTTTTTGCAGAGCCGCACATTCTCTTCGACGAACTGATAGTAGCGCCAGTAGGCCTGGTGAATTCGACTGATGATCTCTTCACACTGCGCCAGGTCAACGTTGAACCCGTGCTCAATGAGGTGCATGAAAAGCTTCGGGGCCTCGGCGAGGTAGCTGATAGCGAACCCCACGTTTTTGGCCACGTCCCGAAAGCCCTTGCCGGCGCCCTTGGGATCCTTCTCAAGCGCCTCCACCGCACCGGGGATACCGGCGAAGATGACTTTTGCGTTACCGGCGTGCACGTCTTTACCGCACGCCGCAATAAATGCTTCATCGCCGCTAATGTTTGCTGCGTACCTCATCTCGCATTGGCTTAGGTCGTAATAGACGAACACCGAACCCTCTTCGGGGATGTACACGTCGCGGATCTGCGCCTCCGGTTGAGGATCTCTCCGCTTCTTTGGCTTGCAGGTCTCTTTGTGGGTCATCCCGTCGACGAGCATCGAGCCGCACCCGGGGCAGTACTCCATGCGGGGGGTGTTCAACAGGTTCGGCCCCCTACAGCGCGGCCTTCCAGTGACCGGGCCCAAACCCCAACCGGCATGCACACGCCCGTCGGCCCCGGCCACGACGTTGTCGAGATACTCCGATCTGACATCGTTCGCGCTACGCCACCGGATGATGTAGTCGGCCAGCGTGGCCGCGTCGTTGGTGCCGGCCTTCAACTTCTCCAGAACAGCCGCGTTGGCTGCGGGGAGGCCGGTGGGGGTCGGCGGTGCGAGGTAGGTCGGTGCCTTCAATTGTTGGAAGAGTGCATGCCTTATGTCTGCGACTCGCCGGGGATGAAACTCGCGTTGGTTGAGGAGGGACCGCATCTCACCAAGCAACGCGGCCGCGCGGAACTTCATCTTTCGGGAGAGCTCGCGCCGGCGGCCCTCGTCGATGCGGATCCCCCGCTCGGTCATGCGGCGGTACATCTCGGCCATCTTCATGTCGAGCTCGTACACACGCCGTTCGGGGGCCAAGTCGGGGGCCATGCGCTTCCACACGAGGGCCGTAATCCGAACGTCGGCGGCGCAATACTCCGCGAGGTCTTCCTTCTTGACCCCAAACCCGGCGATCCCCTTCTCGGCGCCATCTTTGAACTTCTGTTTCCACGGGCCGCAGTCGGTGTAGACGCTCCCCATATGCGCGAGGCTCTTCGGGAGGTGGCTAGCGAACGCGTGGTGGGCTACGAGCGTGTCTTCGTTCTTCCCGAAGTGAATCCCGTAGCGGCGGAGCACGATCGTATCGAACTGGGGCCCGTTCTGCGTCACGACGGTGCGGCTCCTCAGGAAGTCACGCACGACAGGGACGAAGGCTTTCTTCCACGGGTCGAGAAGCAGCGCTTTTTTTACGTTGCCGACGTCACAAATACCCACGCAGGTCATCTCCGCCGTGGTGGGGTCGACGCCGTCGGTTTCGATATCGACCACGACGGTTTTGCTAAAGGACACCAACGCCGCCCGAGCGGCCTTCGCGGTCGTTACGACTCGGTAGGGCCCCTTGTCGACGAGCGGGAAGGGTTTGCGGGCCCACCGGACAGCGCGGTCGATATCGATACGCAACAGCGGCAAGTGGCCGTCCGCACCACGGAGAACAAACGCCGGGTGGATGCTTGGAATGACTACACGGCCGGCCAACAGAGCGCGGGCGTGAAGCAAGGCCGCCGAATCCAAGGCCTTACCGAGGCTAACCTCGAGCTTGGCCTTGGTTTTTTTCGTGGCCGTCTCTAACGCAGCCTTTGCCTTTTCGATCCGGCGGTCGACCGCGCGGAGCGCCGTCTCACGAATCTCGGGTGAGTGCCACACGAAGCCCCGTGCCTTCATGATCCCGGCCTTGCCTAACGTCACGCGTGTGGCCGGAGCCCCAAGGGCGAGGATCGGCACTTTCGGATCCAATTGGGATAGTTCCCGCGCGAGTCGGGGGGCGCAACACGGGATCGCCTCTTTTACATCCGAGTCGCGTTCGGGCTTGCAAAGGGTTGCGTTCGTGATCCAAGCTTCGGCCCAGTCGAAACCGACCTGGCGGAGCACCCTGTTGAGCATACGGCCCGACGGACCGATGAAGCACTCGCCCCGGTTCACCTCCACGCTGCCGGGACCTTCGCCCACGATGATGAGGCGCGGCTTGCCGTTCACCGCCGGCGTAGGCGGCACCGGGGTCGCATCCCGAAGAACGCAACGATCGCACTGGGCGCCATGGGCACGCGGATCGTAGGCCATCAGAACCCGGGATCGAGATGGCCGAAAAGCTCTTCGGCGAATTCATCGGCACAAGCTTTACACACCCAACGGGTAGCGATAGGCCGAACGACCTCGACTTTTTTACAACACTCGCAAAGTACCCGTCGAGGTGGTTGAACCTCCGGGTCATCGAGATTGAGGTCGATGGTAGGGAAGCGGCGCGGAAGGGGCATCAGATTTCCGGTAGCGACGGTACCAGATCACGGCGAGGGCACGTCGCGCAGCGGTAGTGGCTCGGGTTATAGCTCACCCACCGAGCAAGAGCGCCGCAGATTTCGCAGCGCGGCGGCGGCGGAGCGCGGAACCAGCCTCGCTTGGCCTCTCGCTCGACGTTCTCTAATTTCTGTTGGGCGACGCAAGCTTTACATTCGGTCTGCGTAAAGGGGCAAGTGCATGCGCTCATGGGAGAGGCTTGCTGCAATCGAGGCAAAACCGAGGTGCGCCCCCTTCCGTCCGATGGGACGGCGCAACCTCTTTCACACGATCCGGCGGATGGGGGCATTCCGCCTGCGAATCCTCGACGCATCTCTTGAGGAACTCGAAGCTCCGACGAGCGTTCTCACATGAGCGAATGAGCTGCGCGTTGCGCGTGCCCATCTACGGCGCTCCGGCGTCACGCGGGGGTGGGCACGGCGCCGACGCGGGCTTCATCTGGCCAAAGGCGACCGCTCCGAAAGCGAGGATCCACCCGACCGTAAGCCAGATGTAGAAAATCCGGTTGCTCACCGCAACCCTAACTTTCCGGCGAGCCCCAAAAACGCCTTGCGTGCCTCCCCCGGTGACCACGGTTGGATCCGTGCTTTCCACGGCTCGGCGTTGCCCCACTTGAATGGCGGCGGCACGAGCAAGTCCCGCTTTTCGGTCATGAGCGCTCGTTCGTCTGCCAGCTTGACCTCGGGTGGAAGATCGCAGAGCTCCAACCCGAAGCGATCCCCGATGGCCGCCGCGAGCCGTGCCTCGATCACCTCGTAGTTCACGAGGTACTTCTTGATGGGCCTCGGTACGTCGACAAGATAGGCTTCGGCAGCATCGTGGAGAAGCCCCTGCGTTCGAAGGTGTTGCGGCAACGAGAGAGCCACCAACACCGAGTGCTGCGCGACGGAGTAGGCAACATCGCCTTCGATGTGGCCCCCGAAGCGGCACAACTTCGAGAGGGCCGATGCGATATCACTCAACCGAATCTCGGCGGGCAGTGGATCGAGCGGCCAGAAGGCAACCCCGGAGGCCGTGACGATGCGGTCGCCGCGCCGAGATTGGCCCCGCGCGGCCGGGTAGGGCACCGGCGGTGTCGGGCGATCATCTTGAATCCCAACGAGCGTATCCGTTCTCATAAGCGCGCCATCGCCTCATCGTAGACGCGTTGGATCTCGGCGGCATCGAGGGCCGCTTGCGGATCGGCAGGGGCCGGCGCGGGCTCCGTCGGAGCGGCTGGAGGCGGCGGCTCGGTCACCCGTTCGAGTGTTCCATCTTCGTAACACCCGGGTTCTTCCAGCCACCGCCCATGCACGGGATGCGTCGATGGGTCCACGTGAGTCACCGGCGGCGGCTCGGTGGCAGTACCCCAAGGGGGGCCCCCGGGCGTCGAGTGCCCGTCCTCTTCGGCCGATGCCGGCGGCGTCGCCAAAGCATCGAGCGCCAACTGCCGCTTGCGCGCTTTCAACCCACCAATCCGCCCGGCGGCCTTCGCCTCTTGGCTCGAGAAGCGATGGGCCGTACCCGCGGCGTGGGCGGCTTTACCGCCGGCGGATGAAATCTCGCGGCGACGTTCGGGGGTGAGCGATCCGAATCCTTTGGGCATAGAAATTCCTTGGTTGAAAGCGCAATCGTCGGAGGGATCCGCCGGAGTCGAACGCGGCGCCGGGCCTTCAAACCCAGATCCCAAACCCCCGAAGGGGCCTCCCTCATTCGCGCCTGGAGGGAGGAACAGGCTTGGCCTCGGCCCGATGGCGGCTACAGCGATCTCTCTCCGGGTGAAAGTAGGAAAGACCCGGTAAACCCTCGCCGCAGTACCTGTCGAGCCGAATGCGGATTTAGCGGCGGGCCCCCTTGACGGCCTTCGCCGGCGCGGGTTTCTTCCCCGCAGCCTTCGTTGCCGGCTTCGTCTCCTCGACCTCGGCCTCTTCGTCGCCCATCGGAGCCATCGTCGACGCGCCGCGCGGGGCCGCGTAGTTGATGTTCGTCCGGACGTTGCCGTCGGGGTCCGTGTTGGTCGAGATCCAGACCTTCATCGACTGGCCCTTGAGCGCGTTACCGAGCTCCGCGAGGTCGTCGAATGAGCTAATCTGGGTCGGGAGCACGTCGGGGTCGAGCCCCAAAGTGTCCCGGAGGACGCGGAGCTTGACCTTGCCGCGGTTCCCCGACCGGTCGTTCGCGAGAACGATCCAGTCGCGGACCTGGGCGCCGATGCTCTTTTGGCAGTTCTCCGAGTCGTCCTCGGTGCCCGTGAGTTTCCACGTGAGCTCGATCATCGGCTGGTTCTTACTCTTCGTGCCCTTAAAGGCGACCTTTTCAATCGTCGCCTCGTACTCGCCGTCGTAGGCGTCCGGTTGGATCTCCTCGACGTCGTAGGACATGGGCTCGAAGTTGGCGCCCGCGTAGGTGCCGCCGCTGTTCTGGTGGTTCTGAGTCTGGGTCATTGGTGTTTGGTGTGTGTTCCTGATGATGGATGCGTTGCAGTAGCTCTGGCGATGGCCGAAGCATCTCGCCAAAGTTTTTAGGGGTTGAGATCGACGATATCGTCGGACGAGCCCGTGATCGTAGTTGATAACACCCCCGCGCGGGGGGCGGCGGGGCCAACGACGATGCAAAGCGCAGCCGCCTCGCCCCGCCCATGGTCACCGCGTCGGGGCACCCAACTCTCAGTGCGTGGCCCCGCCGAGAACGACTCGATATCCCCATCGGTATCGGTCACTTCGACTTGATACCCGATTTTCGACGCGGCCTCGGCGATGAACCGGGCCATGCTCGTTTTACCTTCGCCTTGCTTACCTTCGATAGTGATCTTCATATTGTACTCGGTGGTTTTAGGAGGTTTAGTCGTCGACGGTCAACGTTGGGTCGGGGCGAAGCTCGAGTTGGGCTCGAAGCCTTGCGGTCGCCTCACGTTCGGCAGCTTCCGGATCGAATGCCGCTTCCTCCGTCGCCTTGAAAGCATCCGCGAAGGCCTTCGCATCGGCCGCCATCCGCTTCGCCGCCGCGATTTTCTCGGCGACGTCGAAGTTGCGGGTTTGGGCGTAGGTGACCGCGAGCTGGGCGGCGGCGAGATCGTAGAAGTGTTGCCAGCGATTCATCAGAAGGGCTCGAATTCGACGGGTTGGGGTTTCTCAAAGAACCGGCTCACATCCGTCGTTCCCGATTGGAGATGGAGCCACGAGAGGGCCTCGCGTTTCAGATCGGAACCGAGGATCGCTTGGAGGGCGATACGCTCGATCTCCGATTTCACCGGCCGGCGAAGGTCGATGACGATGTGTTTGCGCCACGGCTTACCCGAGGGCGATGGGGTCTCGCGCACGATCTCGACCTGCTGGCCTCCCTCTCGGAGGAGGGCGTAGCCCGCTTGAAAGGTTTCGTACGCGAGTTCGCTGTCGATGTCGATAAAGAGTTCGTTCGGCTTCGGCATGACGCATACGAGGCCTTTTTCGCGGGCCTTCTCTTCGGCTTGGTCGACTGTTCCGACGAGGCTCATTTCGTTTGCCTCACGAAGATTCGGGCGAACTTCTCGTTGATGGCCGGCCCCGACTTTGCCGGAACGGATCCTTCCGTTAGTTCCCCATCGTAGAGATCCACCGAGAATCCCATGTCGATGAGCGTCGCCGCGACGTGAGAAGCGAGGCGGCTTTTACCCTCGCCTTGTTTGCCCTCGATGATGATCTTCATCGGCGGGTGTTCCCTTCCTCGTCGAGGCCGAGCGCGTCGAGCACCCCGCGCGTTTTCAACTCGACGTTGACTACGGCGTCTCGGAAATCTCGGAGGGCGGTCCATTGAGGTTCATCGAGGCTCCCGTCGGCCCCACCGAGCGGCGGGGTGTTTTGTGCTGCGTCGATGAGGGCGGTCATACGCCAGAGAAGATCGGTAGGATCCCCCTCGCCGGAGAGATAGCCGCGGATGTAGCCGCCGGCGAGCTTGCGTTGGGTCATGATCGACGGAGGGTAACCCCGGCGCCCATCTGTTTTGATCGCCATTATCGACGCACCTGTTGCGGTTGTGGCTTCACCGCCGGTTTCGAGGTGACCGCGGCCCCATTCGTCTTGGCCTTCGGCGCATCCGTCTTCATCGCCTTGATGAATTCCCCGATGTGGGCCGGTAGCTTGTCGTTGACCGCCAGGGAGCGACAGCCCGGGCCCCAACAACCATCGGGGCCGGTGACAAAGGTGCGGCCTCGATACTCGGGCTGGCCCGCCTTGGCGATGTCCATCCACACGACGTCGTAGAACATCGCGCCGAGCTTCGTGCGCGAGGCGGTGTTGGGCATGAGCGGCACCAACCCCATGCCGAGCTTCTTCCCATCGTCGTCACCGCCGGTCTCCATGTGGTGGGCGATCACGACGAGATGGGCCGGAATCGTCATGAGGAGGTCAACGAGGTGCACGATGCGCTTGGTGAACTCGGGATGGGCCTTGCGGCCATCTTCGTTCCCCTCTTTGGTGAGGGTCGCGTGCACGCACTCAGCGAGGAGCCGATCGGCGAAGGTGGTGATGGGATCGACCACCACGGTTTTGATGGTGCCGGCCTTGGCATCACGCTTTGCCTCGACGACGGCTTTCATCATCGAATCCCATCCGGTGATGCGCTCGAAGTCGAAGTTTTTCGATTCCCGTTGGGCCCCCCGGAGGGCCGTATCGGATTCGCAGAGCAGAACCCGCACGGGGCCCGGGCTCGTGGAGATGACGTGGGTCGATTTGCCGACCTTCGGAGGGGACATGAGAAGCATCCGGAGATGCGTGTCGAATTCGAGGGCGGTGGCGGAGACGGGCATTAGGCCTTCTCCGAGTTGCGGAGGTGTCGAATCACGTGACGGATCTCGATGTGGATTACCCCGCCCTCACGACCCGGCCATGTACAAGATCGAAGCTCGTGGAACAATTTTGCCTCGGCTTCGGTATAGAAGATGTGGATCTCGCCCGCGTTGAAGATTTGCCACTCCTCGCGAACGAGGTGGCCGTCGACGGAGGCCCACGTGCCCTCTTTGTGTTCAAGCTTGATCGGCATCGACTTAGGCGCCCGGCGTTTCGGGGACCCCCATCCCTTAGGATGCTTCGCCATCAGTTATCCCCGTTATCGACGCGGTCGGCACTCAACCGAACCCACCGATCTTCCTCTCCATCGAACTCCCAGACGCCCCCATGCTCGTCGAGAGCAAACAAGCTCCCGTCGTCGGCCATGATCTGAACGAACTTCGCCTTATCCTTCGGCATCTCGATTCCTCCGGTGACTTTTCGGTGGCTCGCTCAAAGAAACGAAGGCGGCGTGTTCGGCGGCCTTCGTGCGGGGTTCCATCCCCGCCGGTGAGATGTGAAGCTAAACCATCGCCCTAGCGGGCGCAAGTAGAAAAACGCAACGCCTCAACGAATCGACCGCCACTGCGCCACATCCCCGACGGTAACCCCCGGCGATTGACACGCGGTCGACCAGCACATGATCGTGCCGGGCCCGGTGTGCGCCAACCCCATGCCATGCCCGAACTCGTGAGCGAACACCTGTTGCAACGTGAACCCGGGTTGCCCCTCAAGCCACGTGTCGACCGTCACGACGGCAAACTCCCGGTCGTAGTTCCGGTAGTAGTAGGTCAGACCGCCGGTGCCTTCGTTGAGGGCGCCAGGGGCTACGTCGATGACCGGGCCTCCAGCGTTCTCGAGGGGGCATTCACCGCTGACGATCGGCACCAACCGAAGCTCCGGGATGTTCCAAACCCAATCGTCGATGGCCCCAAGCCCTGCTTCGATCTCGGCGGGGGTAAAATTCGAGGAGAAGCAAACCCGGTAGGCGGTGGCCGGGGCTGCGGGCATGCACCCTACCATCAACAGCCCCAGGCCGGCGAGCCACCAACTATTTTGCACGGCTGGTCGAATCCTCTTCAACCTCACGACGCCGCACCTTGATGCAGTCAGGGCATGCGGCCAACGCCGTCGGGGGGATGTTCCGCACCTCCCGGTCGTAAGCCCCCACCGCGTAGTCGGCGTCGGTGAAGATAAATTCCTTCTCGACCGACCGACCGCACTTACTCACCGAAAGCCGATGCTGCGCCGCCGCAATGCAGGCGGTGATGGGGCCGATCGGGATGACCGGCTCGGGCTTTTTCTTCGTCTGGTCGGTATCACCCATGGGGCCCTCAGTCTTTCTCGGTGGGGATCGCCATGACAGCGACCCAAACGGCAATCGTCAAGATCAACACGAAGAGGGCCCCGGGGTGTTCGACCACCTAGGCCCCAACCCGAAGGAACCGGTGGATCATGAGCGCCACCCGCCCCTCGGCGGTTGGAAACAACCGCCGGGCGTTCGCCCCATATTCGGGGGCCGGCACGAAGTAGGCACGTCCGGCGGCTACGAGGGCCTCCGCGGCAACCCGTTGGTCGCGGTCGGCGATGACCCGAATCGTCGGGGGCGACGCCGCGAGGGCCAACACCTCGGCTTCGAGGGCGGTCAACCCGCGCATCAGGGGCGCCAACCGAACCAACGGGCCACGATGAGAACCCAACCCCAACGATGCATCGGGGTTTATGGTACCGCCCGGTTATGGCTGCGCAAGGCTTGGCGGATGAAAAAGCAACACCCCCCAGGCGGCGAGGCGTGGGGGGTGTCGAGCGAGCCGCCGAAGTCTCCCGGGGAAAGGAACGTCGAGCGTCTGGAATTGAGACTACTTTGAGACGGGCGGGGCGTCAAGGCGCCTTCGGCATCGGGCTGTTGACGTGCTCCGGGCACCGCACTCGGAGCTCCGCCGGAGCCCCTAAGTCACTCGGCGGCAAGTGCACGTCGACATCTTGCGTACGACCGCAGATCCGACATTGCTCACGAGCGAGGAGGGTCCGGTAGTGCAAGTAGGCGGTGCGGAGGTCGAGGGGCGTGGTCATTCGTCGCCGCTTTCATAGCGCATGTCATCGTCGAGGTCCGACCGGAATTCGCGGGCCCCGGGGCGTGTCGGTTGCGCCTTCGGCATAGGTTCGTACCGGTAGCGGCACCCCTCGGTGTGAAACCCCTCGTCGGGATTGCAGAAGGCCCCGCACGGCCTACGCACCTTCCTCGGCGGCCCGGGCGCGGCCCGCGCTTCCTCGCGGGCCTCAAGCGCTTCGATCCGTTGCGCCAGAGGCCTTACGTAGCCTTCGACGTAGGAGCCCCAACGGGTCGTATCGGGGTTCTCGAGCGCTTCGACTCGCCGCGCCAGCTCGAGGTACCGCTCGATCGTCGACGGAGCAGTAGCCTCACCACGAGGATCAGGGGCCCACCGGAAGTCGTGCCCAACGGCCGTATGGCCCCCTTCGAGCTCGCGGAGGCGCGCCACCGCCCGCCGAGCCAAAGTGATGCCGTCGGCGATCCGCGGGTTTCGGAGAATCCACTCCGGGGCCGCAACCTGCTCTGCGACCCATTTTTCGATTTCTTCAATGATCTCCATGTTTTGTTCCTCTACCGCTGGTCTAGGGTGTCTTGGGGGTGTCTAACCCCATTTTCGTTGTAACTACGCGAGATGATTCACGAGTCTAACTTGTCTAGCTGTCTAGGCGATTTCGGGCTGGAGCTCTCCAGAACACACCACCACCCCGCCACCTATGTCTCTTGGAACAGTTTCTATAAACACCTTAGACACCCTAGACTCTAGACAGAGCATCAGTTTTCGGCCGGATTTCGACCATTCGTTCGTCTAGAGCTGTCTTGGGTGTCTAGATTTTTCTCGGCTAAACGCCCCAACGGGGTTACGACCCGCAGCCCCGAGCCAGCGGCCGCCGGCGGCGCGAAGTACAGGTAGTCACGCTTTCCGTCGGGGCGGAGGCTCTCTTTCCGGCCATCCTTCGTCCACCCGAGGGTCCGTAGGATCGCCGCGATCGTCTGGGTGTCCCCCTGCTTGAAGTCGGCGGTGTGCTTCTGGAGGGCCCCCTTCAAGATGTCGTTGACGGTGATGCCTCCCTTCCGCCGCGGGGGCGGGAGTTTGGCGAGCCACTTCGCTACCTCCTCCTCCCAGGGGTGGATTTGCCGCCGCTCCTCGACGCGGTCGGCGAGCTTCTTTTTCACCCCGGCGTCGGTGATGTAACAGGGCTCCCCCTTCTTGTAGCGAGCCACGGCTTCGGCCCAGAGCTGATCCCGCTCTTTCACGATCGCCTCCACGTTCACCGCCCGGGTGATCGTGACGGGGTAGAAGCGCGTGTTCCCCGTCATATCCTTCAGGTAGTCGTGCTCGTTCGTGGTGCCCCCGAAGCCGCACTGGCGGGGGAATAGGATCGGCCCTTTGCCGTAGCTCGGTCGGTACTTGTCGGTGGGGTTGGAGATGAACCCTTTGATCGCGCTGGTGCCGGTTTTGTTGAGGGAGTCGAGCTCGGCCAACTCGACGAGCCAAGCCCCCCGCAAAACCTGGTAGGCATCCTTGTCGGCCATGTTGGCGGTGAAGGCCATGAACCACTCGCGGTTCGGCACCAAGGCTTCCAACGCAGACGACTTCCGCGTGTCTTGCTCCCCTTCGAGGATCAGCACCATACGGAAGATGCACCCGGGTTCGTAGATCCGCTTCACGAGGCCGATCATCCACTTCGCGGTGACGGATCGGATCACGTGCTCGTCGACCACCCCCGCATGACGTATCAGGAAAGCCCCGAGCCGCTCTTTGCCATCCCACTTCAACGACTCGAGCCACTCATGGACCGGATGGAAGGGCCGTTGCCGCGCGAGGATGATCAACGCATCACGCACCTCGTTCTTGCCGATCGGGATCCGCAACCGCTCGGTGAGCCACATCGCGAGCCGGATGTTGTCTTCCTCGGTCCAGTACCGACGCACCTCAGTTTTGGTGGGGGCCTCGCCCGGTTGGAGGCTGCGGGGCCACGGCGGCTCGCGGAGAGCCTCGATCTCGCCGACGAAGGTGTTGTACGCAAAAAGACCGGCCCATTGGGGGTCGTTCTCGAGCGCGATCTGGACGTTGAGGGCACACGAGACGGGTTCCCCTCGCTTGGTTCGGATGAGGAGGTCTTGCCAATCGACGAAGGCACGCGCGCCTGTTTGGGGGGCCGCCTTCGGGCTCGCCTTTGAGGGGGGCTTAGCCACGGGCAAGGATCTCAAAACGGATCATCCGGCCGATCACTTCCGCGCACTGCGGGACGACGGCGTTGCCGAGGGCTCGGAGTCGATCTCGGCGGAGACGGCCGTCCACCCCGCCGAAAAGCCCATAAGCCACTCGACCCACGTCGGGTTCAGATGCCCACCAGCCTCCCGCGGGAGATTGCGGCCCCCTTTGGTGGGGGCGCCCTTGGGCCCCTTCTCGTCGCTCCGGCATGGCGTCGCCCACTGATGCCGAGCCAAACTTTCGAGGGAGTGCCGCACTTTCCCGATCCGACCCGCTGCGCCCCCTCGGTTGCTCCCGTAGCTGTTGGCCGAAGGTGTCGGCAACAACGAAGACTCTTCGTCGGAGGTGGGGCGCCCCGACATCGGCGGCAGAAAGTGCGAAGGCACGGGTTCGGTATCCAAGCAGGTGCAAACCCCGGTGCACCTCGGGCAGCCATCGTCGTTTTCCGGAGGCGACATTTTCGATGACCGCGAGCCCCGGCCGCATTTCGTCGATGATTCGGAGCATCTCGAACCAGAGGCCCGATCTTGCCCCGGCGAGCCCGGCCCCTTTCCCGGCGGACGAGACGTCTTGGCAGGGGAACCCCCCCGCGACGATGTCAACAGCCCCGAGGTTTTTGCGGCCGGCTTCTCGAACATCGACAACGCTCCGATCCACGTTCGGCCAATGCTTCGCGAGCACCCGCCGACAAAAGGGGTCTGACTCGACCTGCCACACTGTTTCCCCGAGGTTGGCCCGCTCTAACCCGAGCTCAAGGCCGCCGATCCCCGAGAAGAGCGACCCAATCCGGAGGGGCTTAGCCACGCACCACCATCGTCTCGCCGCCTTTCAGAGAAAAGTTGCCCGCGGCCCATTGACGGGCCCGCCCGAGCAAGTAAAGCTACCGAGCACACCCGCCGTGCGCAAGGCTTTTCCAACGGTTGCAGGGCCCCGCAGGGTGGGTCGAAAGAAGCCCACCCCGCTCTGGTCGGAAACCGCCACCGAGACCCGAATGAGACTCCCGCCCCCCTGTTTCAATGGCTTAGGCTTGACCACCGTCGAGGTGGAGTTTGTGATACGTGCCGCCAAAATCCAAGGCATCACCCCGGCCGATTTCATTCGGCTGGCAACTTTGGGCAGGGCTCAGATTGTCATTGAATCCAGGGCCGGCAACCCCATCGCCGCGCCTCCGATGCCCGAGGTTCGTGGGCTGGCTTCGAAAAAACCCGCGGCGGCGAAAAAAGGTGAATCCGAGCCGTGGGATGTCCGTCAGATGAAGCGGCGGCTCAAGGGGTTGCCGGAGTTGAAAGTGATCAAGGGAGGGAAGGGCGCATGATCAAGAAGGCCGACCGAGACGCGATATTGGCGATGCTCGAAGACCCGATGGTTCGCTACAAGGAGATCCTTGTCCGGCTGGTGAACGCTTTGCCCTGCGAAGCGGGCACGGAAGTGCCGGTGGAGGAGGAGAAGCCAACCGGACCCAACTACCCTGCGCACGAGGAGCGTGCGTGGAACGAGGCGTGGGAAAAGAAATGCCTTCGGGAAAGAGGCGTTTCGCCCGCGCCCGACTTCGCGGCGATGGGCGCGGAGCTCGCGAGAGCCTATAACGTAGCTACTCTCGAGCACAAAATCAAAAGCGCACTCGCCGCCCTCGCCGCGACGAAAGAGGAGAAGAGCGAATGACGCCGGAGTATGTGTCGACAATGGCCACTGGCGAGCTCCTAGGCCGCATCGAGTGGTATGTGAAGGAGAACAGCCGAGCGCTTCTGCTGAGCCTATGCGCTGGCGAGATCCCGGCCGCGCTGAAGCGTTTGTTGGCCCTCGAGCAGCTATCGGCGCCCGTACTTCCCGAGGAGGTGGCGGATATGGTGGCAGCCATCCGGTTCCGCAACCCGGACGACGAGCCGATCGCCTGCCTGCTCCAGCGGCTTGCGGGGGAGGCCGCGGAGGCGAAGGTTGAACGGAACCGGTTCGCGGAGGATGCGCTCGGAGCAATGGCGGATGTCGCCCAGCTAAACGTGAAGCTCGCTGCCCGCGACGCCGAGCTGGCCGACGCGGTGTACGGAACGTGCAACGGAACCGGAGACGCCGCTTACGGCCCTTGCCCCGAGTGCGAGCCACGATGACCAGAGTGTCGGCCCTCGATGCCCCATAATTACACCCCCCGCCGTGCATCCCCCGAAGAGCGCGATCTCGTCGACGGCATCCGCATGCTTTTGGGCAAAAACCCCCTTTACGAACGGGCGTCGCCGGGTCAAGCTGGACCATCATTCCTGGAGCATCCCTACCCCCTCCCCCACGCCGCTCGGTTGAACCCCCGATGACCCTCAAACTGGTTGAATTCGAATCGCCGGATGTTGCGCCCCTCACCCACGAGCAGATCAACATTCTCCAAACGCTCGAGGAATTCGGCGCCTGCAAAGCCAGCTTTTTCGACGCCGTAGAAGACCAGCTCGACGATCTGTTCAAGATGCGCCCTCGGTTGATTGTGCTGGTGCCGGGCCACGAGGATGCGGTGGTTTCGATCAGCGCCGCCGGCCGTGTCGCTCTTCGTCGCGCGCTCTCATGAAGTATGGGCTGGCGGCTTTCGTCGTGACGCTCGCGATCATCACCTGGGTCGAGCCGCTTTCGGTGCTGCAATCGATCCTGGGGATGAGCGCCCTGTTGTGCGGCATTCTCTTGTTGAGGCCATGAACATGATGGGTTGGGTTTTAGCGGGCCTACTTTGGATCCTCGGCGGTGGGACTTACCTACGCGCCATGGCTGGCGATCGACAAGAGGGCGATCCCCCGGTCGACGGTTTAGATGTGGGGATCGCTACGGCATGGCCCCTCGTTGCGTTGGCTGCCCTAGTCTGGTGGCTCCGCGAATTGGCCGTCGGAGTGCGTCAACCGTGGCAAAAATAAGGCTCCGGGTCGTCGACGGGTCGGGCCCCCGCAAGATTCCCGCGCGGGTTGCATCGCTATCCGGCGAGCTCGCGGAATCCCTCGCGACAGATTCGACGGACCCGCCGGCGGAGTTGGTTCGGCTCGTGCGGCCCACGATGTCAAAAACCGACCTCTTATTTGCGTGTTCGTATCCGTGGTTCAAGTCGGTCCACGCCGAGACCGTCGGTGAACGCACCCGATTCGGAAGCGCCTTCCACGAGGGGGCCGAGGCGATACTGCGGAGGAAGCGCTTCAATGCGAAGGCGAGCGCCAAAAAGTGGGATGTCGACGTCGATGAGCTGCGCGATCGCGTGGGTTCCACATTGCCGGTGTTGCTCAAGTGGCTCCGCGGGTCGAATATGTGGGGCCTCGACTTCACCCGCGGCAAGGTTTCCACCGAGGTAACCGCCGCACTGAATATGGCAGGGGGCCCCACGCGTTTACTTCCGGGTGGGCCCGGTGAGCTTCATGACTACCCCGAAACGGGGCCGGATGAATTCCCCGGCACCGCGGACTTGGTTTCATTTGGGGTCACGTTCGATAGCGGCAAGAAAGTGTTGCTCGTGCTCGACCACAAGTCGGGGTGGAACGTCGCCGCCGATTGGCAACCCCGCACCCCCGCCGAGAACGGCCAATTGCGGAGCCTCGCGACGGCCTTCGCCGACCTGTATGACCCCGATTTGGTCATCGTCGCGTTCTTTCACGCGCCCCTCGAAGGCCTCCCCCAGGTGATGGCCGACGAGTTGACGGTTTCTGACTTGTGCCAGCACCGCACGGAGTTGACCAAAGCTTGGAGGCGTCTCGGCAACGGGTGGCTCCATCCCGGCGATTGGTGTTCGTACTGCCCCGCCTGGAGTACGTGCCCGACCAACACCACATCGCTGACGGTATTGCAGCGGGCCGGCGGTCCCCTCACGGCTCAACGGGTGGGCGCTATCCACGCCGCGTTGAGCGAATTCAACCGGCTTGGGGATAAACTCCGTACCGAGATCCGCGATTGGGTGGCCCGGAATGGACCCGCGGAGAGGCCCGATGGGAGCACCGTGGAGCTCGTGGAGAAGATGGTCGAACGCCTTTCCAAGTCGAGCGTGCTCGCGGCGTTGGGCCCGGATAAGGGGAACGCGATGCTGGATTCGCTACGCTCTTGCGGGGCCCTCGCGGAGAAGGCCCAACTCGAGCTCCGCGCGGTGAAGAGCCGGTGAAGGCCTTCGGGCTTCTCGCGGCGGCCTACGGCGTCGGTTGTGCTCTAGCCCTCGCGCTTGGAGCACAACTCGGCTTGGTGCTAACCCCGCGGGATTGCCTACCGGGATTGACCCAGGTGTCGGAGGGCTACGGCGCCTACTGCATGACGCCGGAGACGGTCCGGCGGCTCGAGGTCGGGTGGTGCGGCGCCGCGGGGGCCTTTGTGAAGGACCGCGGCGTGGCGTTGATTGGGCGATGCGTTGATAGATGATTTGATCTTAGGCAACACCGTAGAGGGTCATCTCGAGAATCTCGAACCAAACGGCCGTTGGAATGGCGAGGTATGCGCCGTAAGGGGCGATCTGTAGGTCCCCCGCGCCGTTGATCGTAGTACCGATGCCGATCATCGGGCCGCCGAATGTCCCCGATGTTACCACGGCGCTTGTGTCAGTTACCATAATATATCCCTCGCAAGGGCCTGAGACCGTTGGGGCCCCAGAAGTGACGACAGCCATACGGAATTTGATCACGAGCAAACGCCCAGCGACGGCCGTTACCGGAATAGGGCTAAGCCCGGTCGTGAGGTGAACAATGATCGGCTCCGGCCCCGACACTTGAGAAAAGTACGTGGGCGGCGGAACGGGATAGCTTTGCTTGTACATTGGGGTGTTCTCCTTTTTCTATGATGCGATGAGATGCATGCATTGGCCTACGGGGATAGACCCGTCCCCAAAGCCACCGATGCCGTATTGATCCGGCGCCGTCGTAAAGACGGCCGTGACGGCGAAGCTGACCCCTATCTGAACCCAATTTTGACGATCGCGGCTAGTCTCTATGAAGATATTAGCGGTCGCTCGGCGGAGCCGAATGAAGATAGGGGACCCTGTCGCGTGGTCGGCGAGGCTGTATTGGGTAGGGGCTCTAGTGGTGTTATTAGTCCACGTAGAGATCGCAAGGAAGTATGGGCCTGCGAGCCCAGAAGAGCCTGGGAAATCTGTCGATTCGATCAGTTCCGCCATAAGCATCTTGCCGGTGGCCGATTCGCGCATGACGAGCGTAAAACTTGGAAATGCGTTGTTAGTGCTCGATGTTGCGTTACCGATCTGGGCGAGTGAGCCCTCGACTGTATTCGTATTGGTTGTCCCGCTCGGCCATGACTGTACATAGCCGCGAAAGACGTTTGTTGTATTTCCGTCATTGACCCCATTGTAGATCAACGTACCGTTCGCATCGGTGAGTGTGGAGATGCCCTGATTCACCGCCGTGAACGTGGCCGCCAACGGCGGTCGAACTCCCGGCACCATCCCCCCCAACATCGGCCGCCACGCCGTTCCATCATCCACCTGGAACCCCACCGCCGAGTCGGTCGCGATATAGACCCTCCCCGACGTGCCCGCAGCCGGCATCGACGCAAACGTGCCTACCGTGACGTTCGCACTTCCGGAGGCTCCAGTGGCCCCCGTGGCCCCATTCGGCCCGGTATTGCCGGTAGCGCCGTTCGTTCCGTTTGCCCCGGTGGCTCCGGTTGCGCCTTGGGCCCCACCACTGCCGGTGGCCCCGGTGGCGCCCTGCGTTCCCCCCGGCCCCGTAGCGCCCGTTGCGCCAGTGTTTCCGTTCGGCCCTGTAGCCCCGGTGATTCCCACTGCGCCCGTGGCTCCAGTGGCGCCGAGCGGCCCTGTCGCGCCGGTGACACCCGCCGGGCCGGTGGGCCCCGTCGCCGCAACCGGTCCCGTAGCCCCCGTAGGTCCGGAGGGGCCTTGAATCCCCTGCGCCCCCGTGGCGCCAGTCGCTCCTTGGGTTCCGGTGGGGCCCGTCGGTCCAGAGGCGCCCTGCAAGCCCCCGGGGCTAATACTTGAACCGGCGTTGACCGTCGTGCCGGGGCTCACATTGACGCTATCCCCCACGTTGGTCAGGTTCACGATCGTGCCGCTGGCGATGCCCGCCACGGTGTAGTCACCCCCGGTCTCTACGAACACGGGTTGGCCGAGCCCCATCCAATCGGTGGTGTCAACGTTGACGCTGACGTCACTCCCGACGGTGGGTTGCACAAAGCTTGCGGTGGTCACCCCGAAGGCGTTGGCGCCGGAAGCCCCGGTGGCCCCCTTCGTTCCGGTTGCGCCCGTGGCCCCGACTGTACCTGAGGCCCCAGTTGCGCCCGTTGCCCCTTGGCTCCCGGTGGCCCCGGTCACGCCCGCACCTGTTGCGCCGGTGGCCCCCGCGGTTCCGGCAGTGCCGCTCGCCCCCGTCGCACCCGTAGCACCAGAACCGGTCGCACCCGTAGCGCCAGGGGACCCCGTGGGGCCGGAAGGGCCGGTGGGCCCAGACGCGCCGCCGCCGGGGCCTATCGGTCCGGTGGCTCCGGTAGCTCCCCCCGGAGTTCCGGCCGGACCCGTGGCGCCGGTGGGGCCCTCGGGCCCAGTAGGTCCGGAGGCTCCGCCGGTAGCGCCTTTGAGGGCCGCCTGATTACGAAGTGCGTCGACTTGGGATGACCCCGGGATATTTTGACCCATGATTGTAGCTTCTTACGATTCCCAGCGAGGTAGTTAGATCCCAACGACACTAGCACCAGTGGTTACATCGTGGACGTTGAAACCAAAACCGCCTGATCCGATGGCGGCCGCAAAATTCGCCCAAGTTGTAGCCCTCGTGGGGTTAGCTCCCGGATCCGTATAGGCCGCCGTCGCCTCATCCCACGCGCGACCGACCGCCACGATACCCGTGGGCCCTTGAAACGCAAAATCCCCCGCGGCACCGGTGACGCTAATACCCGTCCCGGCTGCCCTCGATACGGTCATAGCCCCGCCTGGGTTGAGTACAAGACCGTATCCGGCGTTGCCGTTGCCCCAAATCAATTGGTCGGTGGGTGAACTATTGGTGGATACGTCGAACGTAAGCGTTAGCAAGATAGCTCCGAGGGCCGAGGTAGTGTCTTGCACCTGAATACCGGCCCCAATCGAGGTAGTGAAAATGTACGCATCCGCTAAGAACCCATTACTCAACGTCAAGGTAGCTCCGGTGATATAACAGTCGTCACCGAGGGCCGCCGCGGCGTTGGAGTTCTCAGCCCCGGTAGTAACCAAGACACCGGCGCTCAAAACGATGAGGCCTACTGGAAGGCCGGCAAACTCCGTAAGGCCAACTCCGAAGTAGCAGTTAGAGAAGGTACCCCCCGATTGGAGAGGCCCCTCCCAGCTGCAATTTATATAATTAGCACCGTTGATCCCGATATGATTTGATCCGAATGCGAAATTCGAAAAATTGACGCTCGCGTTGCTGTCCTCGATCGGAGGGGAGCTTCCGACAACGTTCAACGTTGAGCCTCGCATGATTCGGTACGAGTCGCCGATCGTGAACGCCCCCGCCGTAATCGACGTTGTGATCGGCCTCGACATCGACGCCGACGCGACCCCGGATACAACCCAAGCTGTCGTACCGGTATTTCCACCGGTGAGATCCTCAACCCATTGGGGGTGAGTAGAGCTTCCCCCGAGCCCCGTAAACACGTAGGGGTTGAAGGTTCCCAGATCGGTCGTATGTACAACCTGTCGCTGCCCGCCGCCGACGGCCGTAGGGTTGATCGCGATCGTGCCCGTATTGAATGTTCCCCCCGTGTGGGTCACTTGGGGTGTCCCGTCGAAGTTGAGCGCATGGCCGCCCAGGTCGACGAGTGAGTAGTTGAGGGGGGTCGATCCGGTATCGTCGCTGAGGTACGTAATCGTGACGTCGCCGGGGAGCGTCCGGAAAAACAAGAGCGTGTTGAGGTGTGCCGTCGTGAGGATCGGGCCCGTGCCCGGCGGGCTGTTGGTGGGGTTGGCCCCGGTGTTGGAATCGGATGCACCCCCGCTCGAATTGGCGGGGTCGATATACCGTACAGCCCCTAGCGGTTGGAATGCTGTCGGCCCGGTAGCCCCTGTCGCTCCCTGGGGGCCTGTCGGCCCGGTAGCCCCCACGCCTGTAGCCCCGGTAGCACCAGTTGCGCCGGTAGCTCCGCTAGGCCCGGTCGGGCCCGTAGCGCCGCCTCCGCCCCCGCCGCCGGAGCGGATGTATTGGAGGTTTCGTAACGCGTCGACTTGACTCGATCCGGGAATGTTTTGGGCACTCATTGGTTTCCGCTTTCCGCTTTTGTTTTTTTAGAGAGTGTAGATGACATCGAGGTAGCCGGAGCCGCCGGTAGCGCCGTTCCCGCCCGCGGCACCGGTACCGCCGCCGCCGCCCCCCGCGCCGGTGTTCGCGCTCGGTGCGACACCATTGCCTGCGGTACCGCCATTGCTACCGGTACCCCCGGCGCCGCCGTTACCGCGCGGGCCGCCGCCTCCACCGCCCCCTCCATACCATATGCCCGAAGACGTTCCTGCGGCTGCACCCAGACCTCCGGACGGATTGTCGCCGCCACCTGCGGGTGGGCCGCTGGAATTACCCCCATCCCCACCCCCGGCGACGGACCCGCCGATGCCGTTGTTATTTTGGTAAACGTTTGTGGCCCCGGTGGATGTGACGGCGATCCCTCCCGCCCCTCCGCCGGTGTTCGATTGACCGCCCGATGCTCCCGGGAAAGTTACGAGCGACCCGAGCGCTGTACTCCCTCCGTGGGTGCCGATATTGGCGCCCGCATTACCCCCCGCACCCCCCGCCCCGATCGTAACTGCATATGAGGTGTTCGGTGTAAAGGCAACATCCTTTCGGCCCTCGAGCGAGCCCCCGCCACCACCCGCGCTCTGACTGGACGTTGTGCCGCCGCCGCCCCCACCACCTCCGCCGCCCGCGCCTACGGCCACTCCGGCGGCTACCCCAGCGGGGGGTATGAACGAGGTGGCCGTCGTAAATTGGATGCGCGTCGGTGTCCCGTCACCGTTGATCGACCAGTTGGTCCCGTCGGACTCGATGTAGAGCCGCCCGTAGTTTGCGGCGAAGAGAAGGCTTGTGCGAAGGCTCGTCAGACCAGACGCAGATGCACCGGTGAAGGCCGTCGTGAGCGTCAGGTGGGTGTCGTCGGTGATCGATGCGATGATGTAGTCGACCCCGCCTTGATTCGAGATGATGATCGAGGCCCCGACGTAGGTCTCTTGGGTAAAGAGGGTGCTCGAACCAACGATTGCCGTGGTACCGTTCGTCGTGACGGTGCCGGTCATCGCGAAGCCGGCGGAGCTATTGATCGACTCCCCCGCGTTGGGCACAATCGACACCCAGTTGCTGGGGGTTTGGATCGAGCCCCGACGATCTTGGAGCTGAAGGAGCCGCCCCGCGGTCGGCGCCGGCAAAACGTAAGAGGTATTGCCCGTCTTGTTATGCCAGATGATGCTATCGGCCCCGCCCCCCGTAGAGTCGATGGTATAGATCGCATTGCTGCTGTTGGTGTGGACCGTCGTTGTGACCGGTGGATTGAGTGAGCCCACTCCGGTGGCGCCGGTGACCCCCTGGGCACCCGTGGCCCCGGTTGCACCCGTCGCGCCATTGGCTCCGTTGGCGCCCGTCGGTCCGGTGGTTCCCTGAGTTCCCGTGGCTCCCGTAGCCCCCTGCGTTCCATTGGCGCCGGTGGCGCCCGTTGCACCCTGGCCCCCGGTCGCCCCCGTGGGCCCCGTCGTTCCTTGCGCGCCCGTCGGCCCGGTCGTCCCTTGCGTACCGGTGGCGCCCGTGCTCCCGACGCCCCCCGTAGTTCCGGTGGCCCCGGTAGCCCCAGTGGCGCCTTGACCACCCGTGGGTCCGGTCGGCCCTGTCGTTCCTTGATTCCCCTGAGGCCCGGTAGCACCCGTGATCCCCACCGGCCCCGTGGGCCCGGTAGAACCGACTGCGCCCGTGGCTCCGGTGACCCCGGCACCGGTCGCACCGGTGATTCCCGTCGGCCCCGTGCTTCCGGTAGCTCCGATCCCGCCCGTTGCGCCGGTGGCGCCGGTTGCACCCAGGGGCCCGGTGATGCCCTGAGGCCCGGTCGGTCCCGTAGCCCCTTGCAAACCCCCCGGGCTCACGGTCGATCCGCTCGGGACGGTAGTCCCAGGGGATGCATTGACGCTACCGCCGACGTTGGTGACGGTGAGGATCGTGCCCGACGCGATCCCGTCGATGATGTAATCCCCCCCGGTTTCGATGAAGAGGGGTTGCCCCATCCCCATCCAAGCGGTGGAATCCACTTGGATCGTAACCGTGGTGCCGACCGCCGGTTGAACGAAATCGGCCGTCGTGACGCCGAACGCGTTTTGCCCCGCAGTGCCGGTCGCGCCCTTGGCTCCGGTGGGGCCGGTATTGCCCGCAGCTCCGGTTGCCCCAGTGGCCCCGTTGGTCCCCGGCGTGCCGCTTGCCCCCGTAGCCCCTTGGGCCCCCACGGGACCGGTAGCGCCCTCAGGCCCGGTGCTTCCAGTAGCGCCGAGCGGCCCTGTCGCGCCGGTGACACCCGCCCCCGTGGCGCCGGTAGCTCCGTTCGAACCGGTAGGGCCGGTCGGTCCGCTAGCACCCCCACCCGGACCGATCGGACCCGTAGCTCCCGTCGCGCCCCCCGGGCTACCCGCGGGCCCGGTCGCGCCCGTAGCCCCCGTGACGCCGCCGGGCCCCGTCGGGCCGCTCGCGCCGCTCTTCAAGTACGAGGCGTTGCGGAGGGCGTCAACCTGACTCGACCCCGGAATATTTTGGCTGCTCATTGGGGGGATGCCTTTTTTAGGTGGCGCTCCACACGACAGCGATATCCGCAACGGCTGTCACTAGGCCCGCGCTATAGGCGGCGCTCGTTTGTGCGAGGGCGTAAAAATTATGAGACCCCGCGGTGGTCGCTACGCGGTAGGCCGAAGACCCCGTGCTGAATTGCTGCGCGCCTGCGAGGGCGCCTTGGATTTGAGACCCGCCGCGCCCTGGGCCGAAGCTACTATTGGTGTCGAAACCGATTCCGTAGCTAACCGTCACTTGATTGGTACCGAATATCCCTGAAATGTTTTGAAAAGAGAAGTCAGCTTGGATGATCCAAAACCCCGCCGCCGGGGCGACTGCCGAGCACACCGCTATCTGCGTGATACTGCCGCTACCGATATCGACGGTTGCGCCTTGGTAGTCATACGCACTTGCGCTAGGCACCGGCGCTGATTGCAAGGCCGATCCGTTGCTCTGAACCACGTTGCCGGCGGCCCCGGGGCTGGTGAGACCCGTACCCCCATTACCTACCGGGAGGGTCCCTGCGACACCGGCCGCGCCCCCACCGAGGAGCACTTGCGCGAAGATTGGATCGTTCGTGGGTCCGTCGCTAACGAGCGGATAGCCGGTCGTAGCCGGCGTGACGAGCGTCACGGCGCTAGTCCCATCGCCGACCAATACGCTATGGGCCGTAAGGGTGGTTTGGCCGGTGCCCCCGTTGGCTACCGGGAGGGTACCCGCTACACCCTGGGAGCCCCCGGGGCTTAGCTCCAGTTGGCCGTAAATAGGGTCGCTCGATGCGCCGAGGCTGATGAGCGCATATCCGTTGGTGCCGGGCGCCAATTGGGTCACCGGCGAAGTGCCAGCCCCAATCAGGACTGAGTGCGCCGCTAGGGTGCTGTCTCCGGTGCCACCATTCGCGACGCTTACGGGCGTAGCGATGCTCGGCCCTGTTGCGCCGGTCGCTCCAACCCCGGTCGCCCCGGTGGCTCCCGTCGATCCGGCCCCACCCGTGGTTCCGTTTGCGCCGGTAGCCCCTGTTGCACCGGCCCCGGTAGCACCCGTAGCTCCGTTCGAACCAGTCGCTCCGGTGGCCCCGGTCGGTCCCGATGCACCTCCGCCCGGCCCGGTCGCGCCTGCACTTCCGGTGGCCCCCGTCGCACCTACGCCGGTTGCCCCTACCGTACCGGTGGCGCCGGTTGCTCCGTTTACACCGGTGGCCCCGGTAGCGCCCGTGGCGCCCCCTGGTGATCCGGCGGTGCCGGTGGCGCCCGTCGCTCCAACTCCCGTGGGCCCCGTAGCGCCCGTGGCACCAGACGCCCCGACGGTTCCTACGCCCGTCGCGCCAGTCGCGCCGGTTGCACCGGTGCCTCCGGAGGTCCCCGAAGCGCCCGCGGGCCCCGTGGCCCCCGAGGCCCCTTGCGTTCCGGTCGCTCCAGTGGTTCCACTTCCGGTGGCCCCGGTGGCGCCCTCACCCCCGGTGGGCCCAGTTGCACCCGTGGCCCCACCACCGCCCCCGCCACCTTTGATGGCGGCCTGCCCGCGTAGAGCGTCGACCTGGTTATTTCCGGGGATGTGGGGCATCGTTTTTTTCTTTCAGAGCGTTTGCGCAAGTCGTTTCGGTGTTGGAAGTTCGCCCTCGGCGATGTAGTAAGCGATGCAGCCGCAACCGAGCAAAATCCCACTGGCGATCGCCACCACCTGCCACGTTTGAAGATTCAGGTAAGGGGTCGGGCTTATGTTTTGGTACTTCGAGACGTACCCGCTGATGTCGGGGTAAGCGACGCCGCACCCCGCGTAGCAGCCGGCCTGCAAACTGGAGAGGTAGCCGGAAACATCCCCCGAGTCGGCGTACGCCAACGTGCCGTGCGACGACAGCCACTTGATCATGCTCACGCAGCCGTCGCCGATCGTGTTGTAGCTGCGGAATTGGAGGGCGTTGCCCGGCTCGTACATCCACGGGTCGGTGTTGGGGTTCGCCGTCGTGACGTTGCCGGCGTTGTTGTTGTAGCAACCGGCCCATGCGGCGGTTTCGATCGCACTCTGCGCAAGGGGGTAGAGCCAGCTCGTGGTCGCCGGGGGGGCTTTCCCGGTGACCTGCTGGTAGGCCCAGATCATCGCCCCGGCGACAACGGACGGGGTGTAGCTAGTTTTGACGGCTGCAACCTGAGGCATGGGGTGGTGACGCCGCAGGGGGCCTTTTTCGGGGCAGACCTGCGTCTCTGCGGCGTCTCCTCATACTACCCCGGGGGGCTCGGCTGGGCTATCCTTGACCCATGCCCCTCGAGCACTCGTCGACGGACGCCGCGCGGGGCCGTAACATCGCGAAGTTGCGCCGGGAAGGGATGCCCCGAGACCGTGCGGTCGCAGCTGCATATCGCGAACAACGCGCTGCTAAAAAACGAAACCGCCGCCGCGCACGCCGTAACCCCTCCTACGGCTCGACCGAGACCGCCGTTTCGTCAGCCCTCGGCGCGTTGATCCTGGGGGCGCTCGTGGGGGCCGGCGCCGGAGCGCTCACGCAGAGCCCCGCCGCGACGGGCGCGCTCACCGGAGCGGAGTCGGGCGTGGCGGTCACCGCCGTCGGCGGGCTGGTGGTGAGCATTTTCTCCGACAAGAACCGGTTGAGCGGCCTCGCCACCGCCGGCATCGGCCTCGGGGGCCTTGCGCTCTTCGCCGTCGCGAGTAACATTCTTGCCTTGGGCAAGGTTTCGGGCACCTGATGGCGCGCCTCGAGCTCGACGACGCGGGTGGGGTTTTGCTCGACGGGGAGCCACACGTCGTGGAGCGATTCCGACAAGGCCGAGGTTTGCGCGCGCGCCCCGGAGTTTTTCGATTCGCTCCATGCGATGGGCCTCCTCATCGCAAGCGTCGACAACGCCGAGTGGCAACAGATGATGTCGCAACAGGTCGTGCGGCTCCTCGACGCGATGCACGGCGAGATTTTCTCGGGGTGCTGCCCGACTTGCCAAGCGATCGTCGACGCGACCTTTCAAAGTGCGCGCGGCGGCATGGCCTCATGAATTACCCCAAGGGTATCGACGTCTCGACGGTTCAAGGGGCCGTCGACTGGCCGGCCGTCGCCGCCGCGGGTTACACCTTCGCGATCGTCAAGTGCGGTCAGGGCAACAGCGGGTTCGACCCCGACTACACGAAGAACGTCGCGGGGGCGCGTGCCGCAGGCCTGAAGGTGGCGGCCTACCACTTCGTCTACCCACTTCCTCCTCAGGTTGGCAATCCGTCGCGTGCCCCCGAGGCCCAGGCGAAACTTCACTTCGACCACGCCGGCCCCGACATCGTCGCATGCATCGACTGCGAATGGCCGGCGCCCCAAGACTGGGCCAAGTGGGGCTGCACCGCGAGCCAGATCAACGCGTGGATCCTCGCCTACCTGTCGGCGTACCAGGCCCTCAGCAACGCCACCCCGATCGTCTACACGTACCCCGACTGGGCCGCGCACGTAGGTTTCACCCCAGAGTTTGCGGCCTACCCCCTCTGGGCCGCGAGCTACCAGCTCAACGCCCCATTGATCCCCCACCCATGGACCGATTGGGTGCTTTGGCAAAACAGCGGTGGCGGAGGCAAGCTCCCGAATGGCGCCCCGGTCGACACCGACTACGCCAAGGATCTTTCCATCTTCGACGCGGTTACTTCTGGCGCTCTGCCCAACGCCTAAGCTGCGTGCGGTCGATCCACTTGAGTCCCTGGCAAATATCGCAGGTCCGCTCGACGTAGCGGTAGACACTCGAGGCCCCCCACTCCGCGACGGTTACCTTCCCGGTGGGTTGGCCCGTCGAATCGGGACAGGCCGGGCACCGCGCTCTATACCCGTCGGGTTTCGTCGGCTCCTCGTCGGGGATCGACTCGCGCGGAGGCGGCGGGGGGATTTTGCTACTACCGGTGGGCGGACACATGAGGATGCTGTACCATACGCACTGGGATGCCCGACCGAAATTCGTCCAACGAGCTCGTTTGGGAGCTGATGCGGGAGATGCTCGCGGAGCGTGGGCGGGATCTGAGTGAGGGCCTTACCCTACGGAGCCTCGAGCGGCGCCTCGCTGAACGCAACGCGCAAGACGATCGGCGGTTCGACCGCTTCGAGGAGCGCCTTCGGTCTCTCGAGCAAGGCCAGTCGCGGATCCAAGGCCATGAAGATCGGACCCTCACTCCGGCCACCGCCTTTTCCCCCTTCTCGGGGATCCCCGTGCACATGGGTGTCCCGCCTGCCGTTAAGAGCAAGCGGCCGTCCCTCCCGCCGTGGGCCAAGGCCGCCGTGCGCCCCGTCGCCCATTGGGTAGGGATGGTGCTGATCGCGGTGGTGGTGGCGCTGGCGAGCCGTTGCGCTGGGATGGATCGCCATGAGGCCCCGCTGACACCTGCGGCGCCTACGTCGACGCGTTAGAGAAGGCCCGCCTCTTCAGCAAGAGCCACCATCGCGCGCCACCGGGCCCCCTCATGGGCCATCTCGGCCCGGTGGATCTTCGCGTACTGCGCGTTGTCGATGACTTCGGGCATGTCACTCCGAACCGCTACGACGACGGCCTTGAGCCGATTCGCTTCGGCGACGAGCTGACGCGCAGTGGGCTTCAATCGGTTACTCCCTGGAAGCAACGCCGGGCGGTATCTTTCGCGAGTGACGGGTTACCAGAGGGTGATGACCCCGGTGCAGCCCGCCGCCGGAACCGTCGCGGTGCTCGCGGGGTCAGCCAACGAGAGACCGAAGGTGCGCGCGGAGCCGTTGCCCGCCACCTTGACCGTCCAGCTGATGATCTGCGTGTCGGTCCCGGCAAGCGCCTGGGGCTCCGTCACGATCCCGGCGCTCGCGACGCCATCGAAGATCCGCGCCGTCACGGTCGTTGCGCTCTCGCTGTTTTCGAGCACGCACGAGTACGTGATGACGTAGCTTCGGGTGGCCGGAAGGGCCGGGACGCTGATCGAGGCCCCCGGGACCGCGGTCGGCGTCGCGGTGATGCTCATCGGACCGCCCTGGGCGGTGAGGGGCTGGTCGGCGAGGGCGGTGTCACTCGCGCTAGCGCCGATGACGGTGTCTTTTTGGGCGTTGGTGTTCTTCAGACGCTGCGGCATATGAGGAGCTTAGCGCAACCGCGGCGTCGGGCACGCAAGGGAATATCGCGGGGGGCTCAATGAGCCGAGGCGATGCCCCCGAACCCACCAAAGAGGAGGTAGGTGACGGCTGCGGCCGCTACAAGCCCTGCGATAGCCCCCGCGGCGATGCTGGTCGGAAGCCGCGCAAGGGTAAGTTTCATCACCGTAGAGCCGAGGGATTTTTCTAGCGCTTCGGCGCGCGCCAACCGATCATCGAACCGATCCACCAACCGGCGCTCCACCTCGACCACCGACGCGATCTTGGCCGAGAGATCTCGGTTGGTGATGCACATGTGGAGTATCGCATCAACCTTGCGCTCCAGCCGATCGAGGTCGTTTTCCGGTTCTGCCGCTCCAGCTTCCGGTTGGTCGGTCACGGTGTAGCCTACCCCTTGGGGGGTGAGGCGGTCAAATACTGGTGCGCGCAACCATTTGTTTGGGATGCGGGGTTGCCGGGGTGTAGGCTACACACGACGCAGAGTTTCGCATCGCGTTTTTTGATGGGCGGTGGCGGTGGGGGCGTCGGGAATTCATGCGCGAGGCCATAGGTACAGAACTCGCTTGTGATGGAGCCGCGGCATCGGAGGCAGAAGAGGCAGCAATCTATCGTGCTCATGTGCCGGCGTTGATCCCGATGCCCCTCTTCTTGTCCTTCTCCAAGTCGGAGACCCAAAGGGGTGTGAACATGCACTTACCCCGCGAGCGATCCCAGAAGAACATCGCTTGCTGCGGGAGCTCGAATTCGCAACGAATGCTTTGGGAGTAGGGGGTGTATCCAATCAAAGATCCGTTGACCACCGCGCGGCCGAAGTCGCGGAGTGTATGGTGGTGGCCGAGGCAGTGAAGGGCCGCCGGTTTCACAAGCTCCCAGCTCGGGATCGCCTTGAGGAGCGGGATCCCGAGGCCGCCGATCCCACCGTTGTACCGGACCTCGTCACCGTGATGGAAATGAACGATGCTCCCGAAAACATCGACGTATTGGTGCGCGCTCGCCGTGATCTCGAACACGATCCGCTCTTCGTCGCGGAACTCGTTCGCGATCATGTGGTACATGAGCCACTCGAAACTGTTGTGGGCCCCGGTGGCGATCCGCGTCTTGTCAGTGGTTCGCCCGTGGTTCCCGTAGCTGCAAGGGATCACCAACCGATCGAGCTTCAACCGTTCGAGGAGCGTCGCGATCCCATTGCGGAGCCGTGAGATGAGCCATCGGATTGCACCCGTAGGTGACAACTCCGCGATCTCGACGAGTTCCGGGTGGATGTAGCCCGTGATGAGGTCCCCGCCGAGCCAGAGCACCAAGTCGCGGATCGCAACCTTACCGCTCGCGCGGTGGTGCTCGATGTTCCACATGATCCCCTGCCAAAAACGCTCCATGCGCTCCTCGGCGATTTCGAGGCTGTAGATATTACGGCGCGCAACGCTCTCCGGGTCGACGTTCTCTTCGACGTGCCAATCGCTCGCGAGTACGATCGGACAGAGCTCGCGGATGCCGCTCTTTTTCTCGCGTGGCAGGAGCACTGGAGGCGCCTTGAACCCGGCGGCGGCGTCGAGGAACGCTTGGCGGACCTTGAGCTCCTTCACCTGATCGACGAGCCCCTCCATTTCTTTGCGGGCTTGTGTTGCCTTATCTTGGGCTGCGCGTCGCTCGAGTGGATTGAGGGGTGCCGCTTCGGTGCTACTTACTGACGGGCGTGATCGCGGCAAGCTGGGGACGTCGACGCCACGGGCCCGTAGGGTGTACGCCCGATCCTTGACTGCATTCGCCGTGATAGGGCGTTTCAACCGTTTGGTGAGCGCGAGGGAGATTTCCGGGAGCGTTCCGCCCTTCTTGTACTCCTCGATGAGTGCGCGATCCTCGAGCTCCGCCCAGCTCCCGGGCCGTAACGCAGACGGGTGGGTGTAGTCGATCCCCGTGAATGATTTCGCCATCGTTGGGGAGTTTGCCGCGGTCGAACGGCACTGTCAAGGCCGCTTACCGAGTTTTCCCAGCGCTTCCCGCGTGCTTGATCGCCAAGATGAAGAGCCCGACGACCGCGCACGCCGCGAGCCCGCTCGAGACTGCGAGCTTCCAATCAACGGCGGTCGGCTCGGTGTCATCCGAAGCGGCGGTGTCGGCGGTGTCAGTCGCGGAAATCATCGCGGGGGTCGTGCGGCGGAGGGCCTTCCCCAAAGACTAACACAAGCGTGCTCACGAAGGTGAGGGCGATGAGCGCCGGCCAACCGACGAGCCACGCGAAGACCGCGATGAAATGCGCGAGCTGGTCGGCAGTCATGTTCGTTCGAAGGCGAAGCTCACGCAGGCACCGCAGCGCTTCACGACGCGGTAGCCGATGGCGTGAAGGCGGCGGATCGTTTGGGCCTGCACCTCGGTGTTCGCACGAAGTTCCTCTTGGGTCGCGGAAAGGGTGTTCTCGAGCGATTGGATTGCGGCATCTTGGGCGCGAATTGTACGGCCCATCGCGCGCGCTTCGTCGAGGAGCTCCGTGCAACGCGCTTGGGTCGCGGTCAGATTGGCGGCCAGCTCTGCGCGCTCTCGCGCGATGATGCTAATCGCCGACATGAGATCGTCACGTTTGGCCGTAAGTCGTTCGAATGGCGCCGCGGGGGCCGGCCCGGGTTCGAACTTGAGGGGGCCCCCCAACACCACCGCTTCGGACTCCCCCCGAGGTTTGTCGAGCCCTGCGAAAAACCACCGGCCATCTCCGTGGGTGAAAGCGACGACGTCGGAGTGCGTCGGCCCCCCAGGCGTTCGTTGGGGAATCCGCACCCAGTAAAAACCGCGCTCTCGCTTAATCATTGGTCATCCGCTCCTTCAGCACCTTCTTGATCCCCGCGAGCGCCGCCGGCTCGACCGGCATCCCGTAGTAGCACCGCGCGAGCTCGTGTTCGGCGACGCCCGGGAAGAACTTGAGTGCAAACGACCGACCCCACACGTCGACGAGGCGGCGCACCGCGAGGGTCTCTTCGGAGGGTTCCCATTGGGGCCGTTCGGGATTCGCGCGGGTCGGTTCCTTCGGTAGGTTCATGGTGCCCCGGGCTTCGACCCGATCTCTTGAATCGCTTTTTTGAGGGCCGCGGCCTTTGCCGCCGCGAGTTCCTCTTCACCGCACTTGGCCCCGGCCCATGCGATCCGCCCCCCGGCGAGTAACGTAAAGAAGCCGAGTAAAAGCTGGGGCGCTGTATGGCCGATCCAGATAAGGTAACCGCCCCCTACCATCACAACGAGACCGGCGATGACAATAGCTAGGAACGTTCGTAGCATCACTTGTAGCTTGGTCGTCATCGCTGCCACCACGCTTTGTCCTCGGCCCATTCGGTGAACTGCGGGGCGGTCCAACCGCGACTTTTCGCGAGGAGCGCGAACGCCTGGCGCGTCGGCTTATGATTCGTTGTGCACGCTAGGTTGCCATAGGCGAAATCGAACCTTTGCACCTCACGTTGCCGTTCTGTCATGGGCGGGAGCCCCTTGGCCCTTTTGATTAGATCCTCTAACGCCGCGTTGAATTCGTTCATCCGCCATCCCCTTCCTGTTGGCATACAATCCGGCTTGCGCCTGCATCGGTTTCGAAGATACCCCCGGCGTAATACGTTGAGCCGGCCGGGCAGATGTTTGCGCCAGATCCGGCCAGGCACCCCTCGGTGTAATCGCAGCGGCACGCCGCGGGCATCATCATCACTACCGGCATCGCGGGTGGGTTCAACGCGTGGTCGTAGAGCCACACGCAATACTGGTCGGGGATCGAATAGGGAATCCCGGCGTCGGCCCCGGAGGGGATGCATTCGGCAACGGTGGGGGCTGGGGCGCACCCCGCATCTTGCGAGGCATCCGCTTCGGGGGCCGCATCTTCGGTCGAGCCCCCGTCGGTCTCGGCATCGCGCTTCGGCGGCGGCACGATGCGATCCGGCCCGGCATCAGGCGCGTCGGGGGCCGCCCCCGCATCATCTTGCGGAAGGCCCCCCTCGACGCCAACCGCTTCGGCTTCGTAGATGAATGGCGAATCGCCGCACGCGGTAAGGGCACAAGAGCCAAAGATCAACGCCAGGGCCCAGAGACCGATGGTGATGATCCAAGCGAAAGTGTTCGTAGGGTTCATGGTCCGTGGTACTCGCAAAGCACCCCGGGTGGAATGCTACATTTGCACTTCTTCTGCCGCACCTGACCAGGCCACTGCCCGAGGGTGCGCGCTACTTGAAGTGTGATGACGGTTCCGCAAACGAACCGCGCATCGTGTTCGAGATCGATGATGAGAAACCGTCGGCGGTCAAACAGCGCGTCGATGCGGTAGAGCCGGGCCTTTCCGTCGCCGACGAACGATTCGAGGCGGTAGACCGCCCCGAGGGTAAGCTCCGGTTCCCCGTCGGCGTCGACGCATACTACCTTCATTCGTCGTCCCCACTCATGAGGTTCTCCGCGAGGGCCTTCAACCGATCCAACCCGCTCGCCCCGTCGATGGCCTCAAGGTCGGCCCTCATCGCGACATCGGCCTTGCCCACCGCGTTCTCGAGCGTGTCCAACTTGGTGATGACTGCCTTCCGGATCAAGTCATCGATGGTCCCTCGGGCGGAGCAGTATTGGATCAAAATATTACGCCCAGCGAACCGCCCAAACCGGCCCTCCCACTGCGCCAACACACTCGGCCGGTAGTCGAATTCGGCCACCACCCCGACGCTGGCGAAGCTCAGGTCAATCCCGACCTGGGTCGCGTCGAAGGTGCAGCAGATCAATTCCGGTTGGCTCTTGATGATCGCGTGGCGTTTCGCCGTAGGGATTTCACCCGTCACCACCTCCGATCGAACCGGCATCTTCTGCCGCACCCCATCGTGGATCATATGCGCGAGCGCCTTCCGATGGGAGCCGACGACCACCTTGTGGCCGGCCTCGAGATGGCCGACGACGAGATCGATCACGGCGGGGATCTTGGCGTCGCTGGCGCCCTCGAGCGCCTTGCGGAGCGCAGTGTGGGATCCGATCATCTGAGGTGTGTACTTCGCCCGGGGCACCTCGAGAGACAGGATCTGGCGCTGGCGACTCGGGAGCTGCAACGCCACGTCGGCACGGGTCCGGCGGAGCATGAAGCTTTTCAACCGGGTGTTGAGCTCCTCTAAGTGACTGGCCCCGTCGAATTTCCACACCGCCTTCTCGGGGGTCACTTGCTCTTTGCGGCCGTTGCAATATCTCAGCCCGAACGAAAAGAACTTCCCGAAGCGGCCGGGGGAGAGCGTCTCGACGACGGCCCACAAGTCGGCCGGGCGGTTCGCCATCGGGGTACCGGTGAGCCCAACCCTCCATGAAGCTTGGGCGGCGATTGCGGCGCAAGCCTTCGTTCTTCTGCTGGTGGCGCCCTGGCAATATTGGGCTTCATCCAACACCAGGAACTTCACGCCCCACTTGAGAAGCTCGGGCACCCACGCGTAGAGGATGTCGTAGTGGATGACCGTAACGCATCCGGTGTTACCGAGGCTCCCCTCCGGTACTTTCACCCCGGAAGGAAGGTTGGGTGCATCCGCATCGGGCCACCACTTCTTCAACTCGTCGACCCACACCCCCCGCACGAATGACGGGCAGACGATGAGGGTGTTTTGCTTGATGGCGCGCGCGGCGCGGATCGCTTGCGCCGTCTTTCCGAGACCGACGGTGTCGCCGAGGAGGCACCCCTCACGGGCCTTGTTGAGTATGAAGTTGACCCCTTCGATCTGGTACTCGCGAAGGCCTTTGGTAGCCACGGGGAGTATCGTCGCGGCGAGCAGGGTTTTCACCGGGTCGAGAATCCTTAGGCCCCGCTTGCGGCTCGCGTCGGCAGCGAGCGCGATAGCGTCCGCGTAGCCGCTCCACATGACGCCATCCCATTGCATGCCCGGCACCCGCTTGCACTCTTGGTGAAGCACGGGTGAATAGGCGCTCGAGTAGATCCCCATGAGGCCGGCGTGGTTGAGGCGGCGGATCTCAATCATTGGGGTAGCGGATAGTCGCGGTCGACGTTCGAGGTTACGAAAAGCACGTCGACGTAAGCGCGGTGGAGCCGCCGCATGGCGATGCGCTCGGCGCGGGTAAGGCTCAGATCGTCGGTCATAAAAACCTGTCCGATGAGATCGTCCAGCTCCGCGATGTCTTCGCGGGTAGGCTTAGGCAACCGTTGTAGCAGTGCGACGGCCCGTTGTCTCTGCGTAGGTTTCATCGGTTAGCCCTTTCCTCAGCCTTCTCTTCGGCTTTGACGAGCTCTGCCCACACGAACGTGCGTGCGGTGGTGCCTCCGTCGAAGAGGTATTGCGCGAGCCGTGTTTCGACCTCGCGGCAGTTATCGCACTTTTTCGTGTCGGACATCGTTTGCTCGCCGCAGGTGCCGCACGAGACGGTCAGCGCTAAGACGGTCATCGGTGGTAGTCACAATCGGCACGGTGAATGCCGCAAGGGCATATCGTAGGGCGCTCGACGGGCGTCGGCGTAACCTCAATCAGTTCAACACATTCGAAAAGAGAAGCATCGGGGTGGAATAGCACTGATGTGTGGTTAGTGCCGGGCACCCGTACGCGTACATACCCGTCGACCTCTTCGGTAATCTCGAAGAGCTGACCTTTGAGGAAGCCCCATTTGTCCGTGGTGCTTCGGATGAACTTTTTCATGTTTGCTCCTCCCAATCCTTGAATGTGAACCGCGGTCGGTATTCTTCCTTGCGCGAAACCGGCCGCGTTTTCTTTCTCTGGTGCCGCCCCCGCTCGCGCCATTCAGCGTCGCAGTTACCGCATCTATTCTCAAAGCCTGGCGCAGGGGTGACGGATGCGCCCTCGAGCGGCAGCCCGCAAAGGGTTTTGCCCTGGTGTTTGGTCAAAACCGCGTGGCACTTGTCGCCGGCTGGTGTTTGAACCCACCTCACTTGGCCTTGGCTTTCAGCTTGGCCTTGGGTTTCGGTTTCGTCGGGGTCACGGCCGCGGGGCCGACCCACACATGCAGTTTCACCCCACGAACTTTCCACGTACCGCTTCCGCCGCCCCACCCCGTCTCCCGGTGAAATTCCTTGCCGGGAAACGCGAGCTCAATCGCGCGGAAGGCGTTGTCGGCCTCGACGGTTTTCAACAACGCGCCGAGCGAATCGAGTTCGCGAATTTCGTAGATCACGACGTCCCTTTGAGGGCCGCCCAGCCCGTGGGGGTGATAGCGTACGCTGTTCCCTTTGGCAGAATGAGCCCCGCGTCGATGAGCCGTGTCGCCGCCCATCCGGTGAGAACGACGGTCCCTTGCGCGATCTGGCGAAGGCGAGTCATGTCGTAGGAGGTAAGGGCGTTCATCGTTTCGCCGTAGCAAATTGAATCACGAAGCATACGAACGCGATGGTACTGGAGATCAAAGAGAGCCAAGCCACGGCTATCATCGTTTGCTCGCTTTCGGCATCGTCCAACTCTCCTCGCCCGGCATTCGAATCGCCCCGCACTTGTAGCACCACACCGCGCCTTCGACGAGGATCGGACCGTGCGCGCTCTTGCCGGCGGAGCAATAGCTGGTCGTGTTTTCGAGGCTGTCGAGGGCGGCCGCAAGCAGGCGGGTAGAATCGGGAAGGGAACGGGGAGGGCTCATCGGCGTTTGCGCTTCGGTTGGGGTTTTGGTTGCGGTATGCGTTTGAACGTGCCGGTAACGTGGTGTGGGTTGGTGCCGACGAGAGCAGGGGCAGGCCCGAGCCCAGCGTCATCCGCGTTTCGAAAGTGACCAAGCGGGTGTTGCGCCGTCACCCCCGGTTCGGCGATGAAAAACAGCACTGGGGGCCGCCCCACCTCGGTGTCAAGGAAGGTCCCCGGGGCGTCCCCCCAACCTGTAGCGCGCATCACGTTGCCGGAGCCTCCGAAGAGTTGGCGTGAGGCGTAGCCGGCCGCTTGGAGGTAGGTATCCGCCTGGATGCTTCCGAGTGTTACCCCGACAGAATCACCGAGGCGGATCTCGAAGGTGCGCTTGGGTCTACTGGGGAAGGGGCCCGGAGGGATCTCGACGGGTTTCATCTTTCCTCAAGCCAGAAGGTGATGTTGGCGAGGCCTGCCCCGAGGGCGACCCCGATGAGGGCGAATGCCGCCGGGGTGACGTGGAGAAGATCGAGGCCTCGGAAGATGACGCCGCCGAAGGCCCCGAAGCCCGCGGCTGTAAGAAGCGCCCGTTTCACGAGGGCACCCGTTCAACGACCGCGAACCGCCGCGCCACCACCGCCCCGTTGCGGAACAACCGTACATCGGCCCGCGTTCGGCAGTGCTCGTAGAAAACCGCCCAGCCCTCTTGCTCGTTGGCGCAGAGGTGCTCGATGATCTCGGGGTCGCCGGCGCCGAGACCTTTGGGGTGCGGGATCGTAACCTGTACTAGGAATTCACCGGGGGGCGGCGGGGGCCGGCTCGGTTTCCGCGGGCTCATCGGCCCGACTCCGGCTTGACAGTGTCCGCTGCGGTCTTCGCAGCATCGTTGGAGAGAACCTGGCGCGCGGATCCGATGTCGCGCATGGGGATGTTCGCCGGAATCACGACGGCCGAGTAGTAAGCCGGCGGGGGCCGGGGCGGCGGGATGCACGCTCGCGAGGGCCGGATCGAGGTCAGGTGCCGGATGGATCGGAGAAGCCGGCGCGCGATCATGATCTCGAGATCGGTGAGGCGGAGCGCGATCATCGTTCCGGCACCAAGGTGATACGCTCGTCCGAGTCGTCGACCGCGATGATATCCTCGTCGCCGAGGGCGAGAACCGTGAGCTCGAAAGCCGCGGTCGGCGTCGGAATGGTGATGCGGTCGGGGAAGGCGCCCGAGTAGGGCGGGGGGCGGAGGGGCGGGAGTGTGATGCGCGGAGGCGCTTTGGGAAAAGTCATCGTCGGCCCCCGGGCATTCCGACTAGCGTCGCCATTCGCCGTGGCTCCCCGAATGCTTCGCCATTATCGCCGCGCAGTTGCGGCTGATGCCCCAGGAGCGCCGCCACCGCATTCTGCGCGCGGGCCGACAAGAGCGTGTTACCGTCGGCCTCCGCCTTGCGGTAGCATTCGATGAGTGCCCGCAGCGCCTGACGGAAACCCGCGGGAACCGTCTCGGCCGGGGCAACTGCCGCGTCGATGCCAGGTACTTCGACCGCGCGGGCGATGACGTTTTCGTAGCTCGCTTTGAGCGCTGCCACTTCACTCTCGTCGCGGAGAACGGGCAGCTTGATCGGCGCCGGTGCGCCGTGGTGGACGATTGTCACTTCAAATTGTCGCTTGATTGAATCCACGGTCGTTTCCCCTTGTTTTTTCGAGTCGTTCACTCGAACCGAGGCGGACCCCGGTTCGAAGGATCGAAACCTTCCCTTACGGTCTCCGGCGATCGGGGCGGGTGCATCGTACCGTGCCGTAGCCGTTGCCGTAGCCGTTGCCGTAGCCGTCGCCGTAGCCGTCGCCGTAGCCGTTGCCGTCGCCGTAGCCGACCGGCCGTACCACCGAAGCCATCAGAGCCCCCAATCAGCAGCGACCGGAACGCAGAAAATCTCGCTCGCCTCCGGGAGGTCCACCGGCGCCTCCAACTTCCGGATCTGGACCTTGGTCGACTTGGGGTCTCGGAGTACGCCGTCGAAACCGACGGATTCCCATCAAAAAACCCACACGGCGCGGGTGAGGGTGATGCGGCCGTTGGTCCGTTCGATGTCGCCTGCGAAAACCCACCCGCGGTCGACGACGACCACGGCGCGGTTACCGCTCGGTTTCTGTTGGACCGAATCGGCCCGGATGTATTCCACGTTGTCAATCTTGATGCTGGTCGGTTGAGTCATGGTCGTTTCCTTTTTTTCTCGGTGAAAGTTGCCTGCGCCGCAGTCGGCTCCCGATCGATCCTAACGAAGGGGGAGAGGCCGCCGGACCCTATCGGGAGCCGACTGCGACGGGCGAGGTATCCCCCGGCTGAACCGGACCTCGCCGCATCTTTTGGGTTGTCGCAGGGCCTGCCATTACGACGGGCCGGGTTTCATGGCGGGTGCCTCCGTGGGGGTAGGGTTTGATTCTGTTAGATGGCCCAACGGGCCGTTTCATTCAAGCCGTTTTTGCGGCGAGGCCCCGGAAGGCGTTGGCGCTACGCGCGATGTGGTAGCCGTCTTCGTTATAGGCCGCGAGGTTGGCCCACCCCCCATATTCGTCTTCGGCGAAGCCGATGGCTGCCTCGGCGGCATCGTCGAAGGCCTCGGGCGAATCGACTGCGTTCGTCAGGTGCGCGGGGGCCCCGACGATGATGGTAGCCGTTGCCGCATACCCATTGGCGCGAAGGAAGCAACGATACTCACCGTTGATTCGCGTCGAGCGCCCCGCCGGGGCCGACGTGCCTGCCGCCCACGGTTCGAGGTAGGTGATTCGGATCCGAATCTTGCCGCTGTAACGCATCGTGCTCATCGTCGTCTCTCCTTCGTTCCTTGTATCTAGTAAGACGGTCGGACCGGTCAAAACATTCAGCCCCTCCCCCTCTTTTTTTGCGAGACCCTCTTGAGACTCCCACCCCGACCCCAACCGGCCCGAGCCTTTGGCATGAGTCTTGTTTGACCCAGGGCCGGCGCCGGGTGGGTTGGTTTCAACCCAGGGGGTCGAGGCTTGGTTTTTGGACACCATCCGATGAGACGCTTTCGAGACGCAATTAGGCCTGAATGAAAGGGCCGGTTCGGCCGTCTTATAGGGCATGAGCAAGCAACGCGGTTTGAAGAAGGTTCCGCCTCTTGGCGTATGGCTCGCGCGGCTTCAAGAGATCAACAACCTAGACATGCCCGAGGTAGACAAGCAACAGTTGCGGCTCAAAGAGTACGCACGGATCATGTGGGGCTCAAAGTGATCATCCGCGATTGCCTCGGCCGCGAACGCGAGCCCGACAAGACCTACCCCGACGGTTCTTACAACTGCCCCTTCTGTTGGGCCGCGGTTATCGCGGGCAAGCTCGGATGCCCGAACCCCGCTTGCACTGCGCGTGTCAACGAACGGGGTGAGCTCGATTACCCGCGTGATCGGGCCGAGGCGGGCCTCAAGGCGGAGCAAGAGCGCAAGGCCGAAGAGAAACGGCGTGCCGATCTTGAAGAATTCCGCCGAGACTACGCTGCGGAACGGTCTCGCGCGCAGCAAGAACGCCTTACGGCTGCCCTAGTGGAGTGCCGCGATCGAAAAGCCTGCGAAAGGTGCCTCCTGAAGGGCCTAGCCGGAGGCTTCGGTAAGGCCAAGTTCATCAAGCACCGAGGGCCCTGCCCGCTCGCGCCCAAGGCCCACCCCGGAACGTGACCCCCGGCCTAGGCCCGCCCCGCATCGCCAAACGCCTCCCCCGGGCCGTTCTAGGGGGGGCCTTCCGGTGGCCTGCCGGGCCTTGCCAGGGCCACCCCGGGGCCCCAAGCTAAGTCGGGCTAAGAGATATTAGCGTCATCTAGTGACAGCGGAATAGACGAAAACATGAATGATATCAAGGAGATAGCTCGCTTTCTGACCCCTGGTCGCGAGGTTACCGGCCGCGTGGTCAACGGGCGCTTCGAGTACGTCGCCCTCGACGGGATTCCGGTCGCTTACGCCAAGGGTGAGCGACCTTTCGCCATCGGCGTGCGGGCCGTGCTCGCGGCCGCGTACCCCGGGGGGAACCGCTCGAATCCTGCGACGACGCTGACGCACGCCGTTGCCTGCGGTGCAACGGGCGAAGAGATCCGCGTGCTTTGCTCACGCGTGCGGCTGGAAAGCCTTTGCGACGTCGCCGAAAGCGGGCCCCCGACGTGCCCGACGTGCGCACGGAGGGCTGCAAAGTGAGCGGCTACAAGCGCTTGCAGGTCGCTGGCAACGGCCGAATGTGGATGACCGATGGTACCCCGGTCGCGGGGCACTTCCCGATCCACCTCAACGTGGAAGCGCCTACGCTCGTCGGTCCGCCGTGGCATGCCCCGGCCGGCACCTATGAAATGCCCGTGCGCCAAGATGGCGATGACGGTTGGCGCCCGCGGGGTTGGACCGGTTGGCGCGAAGGGCGGTGGCGGCGCATGGGGTACCGATGAGCGCCTCCGAGCCCCCCGCGGCGCCGTTGGCCCTCGTCGGCGCCGCCCTCGACGCGCCCGACCGCGCGTTAGGCCCCCAAACGGCTGTCACGACGGTCAATAGTAAGCTTGCGCGCGTCGGTGCGTATGAGAGCTACCTCGCATCCCGCGACTCCGAGCGCGCTGCGCAGACGATGCAGGAAGGTTTGGCACGCATCGGGCGCCTATTAGGGCGCGACGCCCCCGCCGTGCCGTGGCACCGGATGACGTACGCTGAGACGAGCGCCATCCGCGCGGCGTTGCTCCGTGCCAACTACAGCCTCGACACGGTGCGGGTGACCCTTTGCGCACTCCGCGGGGTGCTTAGGCAGGCAAACCGCCTTGGCCTCATGAGTGGCAACGATCTCGAGAACGCGATCAATCTGCCCCGCATTCATGGAACGCGCCTCCCGGCGGGCCGTGACCTCTCCGACGAGGAGATCGCGAAGCTCCACGCCTACTGCCAAGCACGAGGGCCGTCGGCGGTCGATTGGCCCGCCTCGGCGTATGGGGCCTTCCTTGAAGCGGCCTTCGCGCTGCTCATCGGCGCCGGCCTTCGCGCGACCGAGGCGAGCCGACTTACGTTGAAGGGGTACGATCCCTCGGCGAGTGAGCTACGGCTATTGCGGAAGGGGAACCGCGAAACCATCCTGAGTGTGGGTCCCGACGTGAAACCGAGCCTCGACGCGTGGCTCCCGGTGCGCGCGGAGCTCGACGCGCCCCCAGGCCCTTTCCTTATCAGGGTGCAACCCGACGGCAGCGTGCGGGCGAAGAGCGCGGCCCTCAACTTTCGCGCGCTGGAGTACCTCTGCGAAACGATCTCTGAGGAGATCGGGATCAAGCGGTTCACCCCGCACGATTGTCGCCGTACGTTCGCGACGCGGGCCCTCGACGCCGGCACCGACCTCGCGACAGTGCAGAGCCTCATGAGCCACGCGAGCCCGGATACGACGGGGCGCTACGATAAGCGGGGGCACAAGAAGGATGCAGCGGCGCGGGCGAAGCTACGGATCTGGCCTAGTAAGCCTTCGGTTTGACCCCCACCGCCGTTCCCACGAACGCGCCGAGGTAGATCCCAACGCCCCATAGGGCCGCGTGCCATCGGCGCCCACTCGAGGCGTGGCTCGTGTAACGCGCCCAACAAACGTCAGCGGCGGCCACCGCGAGAAACACCAGCGCCCAGCGGAGAATCATCCCTTACGCTCCGCGGGAGCCTGGACCACCGCGATGGCTTCGTGCCCGCACCGTTCGCACGTAATGTTCCCGCGGTAGCTTCCCAGCACTTGCTCATCGTTCTTTTTGCAAGCAAGGCACACGATTGCGCGCGGCGCGTAGCCGATCACGCTCGCGTAGAACTTGCCATGACGAGCCACGGGCTCACTTGGCGAAGCGAGCTTGGTGGAGCTTCACCGAATCGTCGGCAACAAGTGCGGCGGTGTTTGCAGCCTCGTCGGCCTTCCAACCGCGCTTGAGGAATTCCACCAACGCACTCTCATAGAGCCGCTCCCAGTAATGCCGCTCCTCCTCCGGGAGGTTGCGGGGCGTCGGATCCATCATGTATCGTCACCGGGGCGCGGCTTGCCCTTCCGGAGCACCTTCGCGGCGCTACGATCCTTGTAGGTCGCGCAGTTGATTCCGAGCTTGTCCGGCCGGCCGGGGATCTGATCTTCCTTGTCGCACTGGGCGCAGCGTGGCGGAGGCGGGCGGACGTTGAGACGACGACGATGAGCTCCGACGGTCATGACAGCTTCTCTTTCTGGGAGGGGGGAGGGTTGGAGCGGGCTTGGATGCTGGCGGCGCGCTCGGCCGGGGTCATCGTCTGCCACGCTTCGAAGTCACGCGAGGCACGTTCGAGCATCTCGGCGCGTGCTTGCGCGATGGGATCGCCAGCCGCCGGGGCCACGTTGGGATTCGACTCGTCGGGCCGCGTAGGCTCGCCCCAAAACCCCCGTGTGTTGAGGCCGAGCCCCTCCACCGTCGCCACGAACAGCTCATAGACGTAGAGTGTGAGCCCGAGCCCGTAGATCATCGCTCGCTTTGCGAATTCACGCGCTTTCATTCGTTCGGTTCCTCATCGTCGGAGTCGTCGGGATTCTGGTATGGCTCCCCGCGGGCCATCTTCTCGGCCGCACCGGCGCCGCGCTTCACCCGCCGGTCGACTTCCTCGGTGATCTCACCGACGCCCTTCAATGCGGTGCTGATGGCGGCGCTGATCGCGCGGTAGCCGATGCGGCCGAGCGTGTTCACGGTCGCGCGCATCGCGGCGCGTACCTCGGGGGGGATATCAGCCATCGGAATCCTCGGGGGGAAAGAAAAACACGCGGGCATGTTGAGCGACACCGATGACGAGAACACCGATGCCGCCGAGTAGAAGGAGGGGCCACAAACAAGCGAAGGCGATCCCCCAAGGATCATCCTTGTCGAAGAAAAGCGGGATGCATACGGCCACCCCTACGAGGTAGAGCCCTCCGAAGAGCCAGATCATTGCGGGTGCGCGAGCGAGCTCGGTTCCTTTGGGGTGCAAGCGACGCCGCAGACCGCCACGTCGCTCGGGAGCATCGCGTGAATGAGGCAGGCGGTATCGTAGTGGACGAAGCGGGGGTCGTTGTTTGCGGCGCAAAGCACGGCCGCGCAGTCGGGCTCCGTGACGCAGCCGACCTTATCGATCTCGAGGCAGGCCGCTTGGCAGTCGGCCAGTGCCGTCGGGGCCCCGGTGTCGCCGAGGGGCTCGGGCGGTGGAAGCGCGTCGGCGGCATCGGTCGGTGGGGCCTTCACCGGGGCGGGAGCGGTTGAACGGCACGCGGCCACGAAGAGGGCCAGCACGAAAGTAAAATAGGGGTTTACTTTCATGAGAGCACCTTGACGGGAAAGAGGAGACAATCGGATAGGGCTTTCTGAAGCCCTGGCGCTTCGACTTCCCAATGGCCCGGCTTCCAGTAGGGCGAACCCGGAACGCCCGATCCGGCCGTGACCGGCCATTCGGCCCCCCACGAATTGGGGCCGCCTAAGACGACGACGCCCGCCGGGGTCGTATAGCCGTAGGTCAGAGCGAGCCAATGGCCGCCGCCTTGGGGGTCGGCGAGGTTGATGCTTTTGATCGGGCCTGTCGACGGATCCCACAACATGAACGCCGAGTCGACGAAGATACCGACCCCACCCGGGGCCTTCGCATTGATCGACGCGAGGATCTGTTGAGCCAAGGTAGGGTCAGATTCGTCGATGCGGTATTCACCAGTGAGCAGTTTGAGGCCGCTCGTCTCGAGGTCGAGCAGATCCGGTTCGGTGTTGACGTTGGGTTGCGCGAGGGGCAATCCGATGAGATCTCCCGGGCCCCACACGTCCGAATACCGGCCGTCGGGCGTCACCGTCGGGGCCATCGGCTTGATCCCGTATTGGCGGAGCACCGTAAGAAGGTCCGACGGCATCACGCCGCTGTCGGCGAGGCCCTGGCTTGCGTTCGTGCGCTGCATGATGCGGGCGAGCGCGTAAAGGATCCGCGGCGACGGTACCGTGAGGGGGGAGAACCCGGCGGCGTTGAGTGCGGTGTAAGCCGCTTGGGTGGTGCCGTGGCCCCCGCAAGAACCGGTCTGCCCCTGGTTGAGGATCGGGGCCTCGCAGCCGACGAGGCTCGCTTGCGCGACCGCCCCCGACGCCTTCA